CCCAAAGTTTATTTAAGTCTAAAACAGAATCCCATTTGCAGTTAGTAGTTCCATAAGGCAAATCGCAAATAATAGCATCAATTGATTTATCATCAATAAAAGGAAAAACATCAAAGCAATCAGCTTTCACAAAAGTACTGCCACTAACACGTGTTTGGCAAAATGGCTGTTCAGTAATTCTATCAATCATTCGTTCTTAATTTTAAAGTTTAGTAATTCTATTTAAGTTCTGGTTCAGCCACTTCGCCAAGCCCGATAACGTTATGTGTAAGTGTTCCACCATTCCTTCTAATCAACATATATTTTGTCACCAAATTTTGAATACATAAACATCATTAACAATTCCGCTTCCATATCAACAGAAGAATAGTGTGAGATAACCTCTTCACCGTTTTGATTTAATTGATGTTTTTTTTCAATGAACTCACCTAATTCATCACAGTAATCGGAAAAGATTTTTTTATCTAATACCACATCGCAAATATTTATCAATCGCCACATCAAATAAATTTGTAAACTACACCCATAACCATATTCAACTATATGTTCACAATCTTTTGGCACTTGACCATTTGTTTTAAATTCGTATTTTTTCATATTTTTTTCTTTTAAAATTTTGTGATTAATAATCCACACCTACACATAACAAAGTGTAAAAAACATTAAAACGATTTTTTACACTCAACCGTTATAACCATTCGGCCATATTATTTTTATCACTTCTACCCATTTGGTCATAAACCTCATCCAAATAAACATCTATTCTAACGTAACTCATTTTTTTATATTTTTACAAAGTTAATAAAAAAAAGTGACTCAACCAAATTAATGGGAGTCACCTACGTTATTTTTTTCACCATATATCAAGTAGTCAGGGTTGATTACTTTTGATACTTTTCTACGGTCACCAGTTATAGATTTAACAACAACACCTTCGTGTGGTACTTTGGTACTTTCTATGTTATTATTAAACACAAAAGTATCTTGTATTTCTTTAACCCATATACCCTGGTATAACAATTCAACCTGTGGTAATTGTAAACAATCAAAATGTACGGTTTCATTTATGTATGGTTGATACACTCCATCAACTTGGACATCAAAACCGGCAAATTTAACATCAGTCAACCCATATTCGTAGTTTTTTTGTATACCGGCTCCGTATATCTCACCATATATTACAAAACCTTCGGTTAAATCAAGTGGCTCATAAGTATCTTTTACGTGATCCCACAACTTACCTCTTATATCGTATTGGTTTGCCACAGTTTTCCATACATCGGTGTCGTAGAATCCTTGAGAGTCGGATCCCTTTTCTACGTTATGAGAACCATAAACATATTCAAATGCTACCCATTTATTTCCAAAGAACATTTTAACACGGTCCAATAAAGAAAGTTTTTTCTTTCTTACGATTCCATATCTGGCATTTGTTCCGTGTAACTTACGAGTTATAACAACCTCATCTTCTTCATTGAACATATCTGGTACATTCTTCTGGTTAGGAAACTTGTAGTAAACGTGGAAGTTGGGGTTTTGGTGGTATTTTATTTTACGTCCACCAACACTTAACTGAACGGTTTTAACTGGGGGTTCGTATTTAGTTACACCCAATATAGTCATCATATCATCACCTTCGTTTACATTGTTCTCCAAAGATTTTGGTGCCAAGTATTTGAATGGTATTAATAAGCATTCAGAATAAACTCCACGAAGTTTAACAGTGCGGACTCTTTGCCCTTTGCGAAGGTAGTTAGTTACACCCATTAAATCAGATAAATCCTGTGGTATTACAGCATCAGTAGTTGCAACAACAACCTTATCACCAACTTGATATTCACCTTTTTTGGTTATGGCGTTCCATCCACCAACAGTTACTAATTCTATATTATCAGCACCTGGTATTTCAGACACGGATCCTATTTTTCCTACGTATGCAACACTATTTAAATTTTTCATTTTTATATATTTTCAAATTCTTCTTTTACTGAATCAATTTCTTCTTTCAATCTTTCAAGTTCTTTGGATAACATCTCTTTAATGGCTCCTTTGTTATAAAGACTAACCTCATCTTTTCTTGGAAAAGACCCTCCTATTGAGTAACCAATTGTCACACCTAAAGAACAAGATTTTAACGCAGATTCCAATTTATACTTCTGTCTTTCCAACCTATCAAGATCTTCTTTAATTTTTTTTGCTTTTTCAAATTTTTCTAATTCCATCAGTCATTCATTTTTAAACTAGGTGTTAATAACAAAGCAAAAAGACACATAGCACTTCCTGTAAAGTAAACTGCGGTTCCTATTAATCCAAAGAAACCTAAATAAATCAAACTAATTCCTAAATATTTCATATCACAAAGGTATAAATAATTTTTTTAATTATCACTATCTTCTTCAAGATATTTCTTCATTGATTTTGGTTCAACAAAATCCCACTTTTTACTTTCAAATTCTTCAATCCATTCTTTCAAATCTTCTCTTGTCCATATTGGTCCAAAAGAAGGTCTGTATTGGAATGGTACATTATCTTTATTTTCCCACTCATCAAGTCGTTGTGTTACATCATCAATAAAGTTTTTAGTTTTAGTGTGTTTAATCCACTCTCTGTAATCGTCTTCAGATTTAATAAACATAACATCACCATAATTATAAAACTCCATTTCAGGAAATTCTAAATTGGGGTTGTTGGTATAAACATCAACAATACCATTGTCTCCGTAATATGAATCACAAAGTTCTCTTAAAGAATATAAACTACTTGGTCTTTCTTCCCAGACACTACCGAACTGACGGACAGAACAGATATACAAATACCCATCTTCATAAGAATTTATTTTATATTCAATTTTATTTCGTAATGAAATAAGTTCGTCCATTGTTAGTTTATCTAAGTTCATAGTATTATGTATGTTGATAAAGCATTACGTATCATTCTAATTTTTTCAAGTATTTCTTCTGGCGTTTCTTTAACTTTGAAACCTCCGTTATTATGTGTTGTTACACCAACCACAGTATGTTTTTTTGATATTGGTTCTCCTTGATGCCACATTTGACTTTCCTTTACTTCGTAAAAATGTCCAATTTCATTAATATTGATGTAAATGAAACTATCGTCTTTATGGGATGTTAATTTAATTAGTTTCATATTATTTCTCTTTTTGTTCTACAATCTCAATTAGCTTTTCAAGACAAACAAGTTCTGCTTTTTCATAAGTTTTGTAACCATCTTTTGATAAATCACGCGAACCATATTTAAACTTACCTGTTTTATACCAAAAGCAATTCATATCAGTTATCCAAAAAATTTCAGATTGTAACTGATACTTCTCTCTAAACCATCTAAATGCTTGTTGCCAAGTTAGTGCTAAAATATAATCTTCCTCTCCTTCCAAAAAATCTATTGTTGCTAATTGAATATCAATTTTCTTATATTCTTCTTGTTCTGTGTACCAATATCCAAAACAAGGCTCATCAAATCCAAGTTGCTTCATCTTTAAAGCTAACTCATAAGGTACAAATTCTTTTTCCATTCTATTCTGATTTAATTTGTTCTACAATTTCAATTAACTTTTCAAGACAAGCAAGTTCTGTTTCTTCGTAAGTTTTATAATCATTTTTTGATAAATCACGTGAACTATATTTAAACTTACCTGTTTTATACCAAAAACAGTTCATATCAGTTATCCAAAGAATTTCAGATTGTAACTGATACTTCTCTCTAAACCATCTAAATGCTTGTGAGTAGGTTGGTGCCGATGTAAAATGTTCAGGAATTTCAGAGTTCTTACAAGTGGCAAAACCTGTTCTAATATACTCATCTCTATCATCAACACCACAAGGTTTTTCTTCAAAGTTCTCTACTTGATAAAAAGCAAAACAAGACCCATTATACCCAAGTTTTTTCATCCTTAAAGCAAGTGAGTATATAACAAATTCTTTTTCCATATCACAAAGATAAATGTTTTTTTGCATTTTCCAAAAATAATTCAATATTTTTTTTACCAACAGGATTTGCCGAATGGACCAAATATTCCGGTAATGGTTGGTTTTCATCCGCACAATATTCAACAAGGAATTTAGCACAATCAAGTCCAGTTTTTTCTTTGATGTTGTCGTAATCCAAAGTTCCTTTGGTTGCAACATTTCTAAAATATTCATCCATTGCAGTATCACCAAGGTCGTGATCAAATGATACAAATTCAGGAGCACCATTTACTTCTAAGTATTGTACGAACTCGTCATAGTTTCTTACAACATCCCAATCATTCTCCCAATAAAACTTATTATGTTTATCAGGAACCAATCCTATTGCGTCCTTTGGTGAACGCACGTCATCTAAAAAAAGTTTACAATTCTTCATATAATCCATTTTCTTCGTCGTCTTTCATCATTTGTGTTAATCTAGCTTCTCTCGAATACTTTCGTATAAGTTTGAATATCTCTGTAATATCCGTAAATTCAGATACAGGACTATCATTTCTTCCTGGAAGAAATATTAAAGTAAATCCGTGATTTGCCTCAAACTTTTCGGTAACTCTAATTCCACAGATTTCATCAATATAAACCCAAGGAAAGTTTCCCGATAGTTTTACATCAATTCCTATTTTTTTCAATCTTTCAACAAACCTTGTAATCTTATCACCGGTTAGTTTTGTTGGACTTTCAGTTTCCACGTAAGTCCCAAATTTAGTTTCTTTTATTTTCATACTAGAATTTTTCCATTCTTTCCAAACATCAAAGTCTTTAAGTTTTTCTAAAAACTCATCATCCATTTTTTTTGCTTGTTCAAATAATTCATCAAACCTATCCCAATTTAAGTTAAGAAATGTTGTATCACCATCTTTTTCAAATTGTTCTTTTAACCATTTTAACGTCTGTTTTACTTCCATAACATTCTAATTTTTTATCTTTAACATTCCACAAATCTTTTTTTCCCTCAGTCATATGACAATTGTGTTTCTTACCAGTTCTGTCGGCAAAATCAACAATCATATCATTATGACGATTACGAATAAAGTGGGGACATTCTTTACAAGGTTTTTTCATAATACTAAACCTTTACCCAACCAAATTTATTTTCAGAACTAACTTTAATTAAACCTTTCTCAACCAAATCATATGCAATATTCCAAGATTTATATGCGATTACTTTTTCATAACCTTTTTTGTCTTTAGTTATTAAATAGATATTATCAAATTGCCAAACAATACCTTCTTTTTCTAAGACATCCATAAATAATTGTTCCTTCTTTGTTAATTTCATAAGACAAAGATAGAAAATTATTTTAAATTAACCAAATTATTTTTTGTATTTGTAGGAAGTTTCTATTGGTCTTTTACCATATCTTTTTTCCATAAGTTTTTGGTGTAATTCCCAATCTAATATAGATTCATTTGTTTGACCTTTTTCGTCAGGAATTAATGAATAAACTTTTGATATTCTTTTAATTAGTTTTGTTGCAACATAATTAAATCTTTCACATTCATCTTTGAAAAAGTCCATCTCTCTATTTTCATATTTTGTTACGTGATTACGATATTTGTTAAGAAGTTTTGTTTTGCTTTCTGATGGTGCTTTTCCTCCAAACAATTGTGAAAAAGGTCCCATTTTTGAAAACATAGTTTCTTTAATGGATAAAATATATTTTTCAAAAAATTCCATTTTTGTGTTTGATAAATTAATATAAACTAACTCTAAAACCATTTTTATATTTTCTTTGGGTGAATTTTCTTTTGGATTTTCTCCGGCGTGTTCAAGTAAAGCAAAAACTCTATCCATTTGATCGTACAAACTTTGAATTAAATATTCAAAAGAAAAATTTTGTATTTTCTTTAATTCTTTAATTACATCATCATTCATTAAAAATTCATAAAAATTTTCTCTTGTAATTCCTTTTTGAGTCATTCTTGATGCAACTTCTGTTGGTCTAACCACATTTTCTTCATTTTGAATAAAATAACTATATCTCATAAATTCATTAATAACTGGTATTCCAAAGTTTAGTCGACCTGAAGAGTAAGTTTGGTAATCCGCAGTATCACCGGCTAATCCTTTTGTTTTTTTACTTCTTTTAAATCTGTGCATTAATTCATGAGCCATTGTTGATATATTTTGTGTTTCATATTGTATAAAACTATTATATAAATCACTTGGTTGCCATCCTTCTGGAACAATAAACTGAATAAATAAATCAATAGTTGATGTTTCAGCGTTAATTTGCATCATAATACCCTCATCAAAATTAAATTCATTTCCAACACCCATTGAAGCAATTACAGCTTCAGTACCATCATATTCCTCTAATTCTTCAACTTTTATAAGTAAATTTAAATTTGTAAAATTTACATCAGAAACCCTTAAATCAATTTCAATATCTTCAAATAAGTATTCTTCTTCAGTTGAGTTAATTTCTTTTAATTTACTTTTAACAATATCATATAGTACTTTTCCTTCATCAAGAATATTTTCTGGAACACCTACGGCCTCTTTGATTAATTTTAATTGAGATTCTGTTATAATGATTTTCATAATAATAAATATAATAGAGTTGTGATTTAACCCACAACTCCTATTAAATTGTCTAAATGGTGATCTCCGGATATATCAGACCCTACCGGTCTTTTATTCATCATTTTAATGATATCTGAAATATCATATGGATTCATACCATTTCCATCCATTCCAACATCCAATCTTTTTCCGTTACCAAATTTATTTTCTCTACCTAAATGAACGTGACCATGTAAATGAATTACACCTTTGTTTAGACCGTTCCAGCTTTGGAGTGGGTAATGACATAATACAAAGCTTACATCGTTAATTTTAACTTCAAGATAATGGTTGACACTTAAAAACCGATTTTGTATGTCACCTCTGTTATTTTCAATATGATGGTCGTGATTTCCTAATATTAGATGAATGTTTTTGCAAACCAATCTATCAAGGAATAATCCTATATTATCAAAACCACCAAATGAAACATCACCTAACATTATTAGTGTGTCGTCTTGTCTTACCATATTGTTAATACCATCAATAATTCTTTCGTTCATTTGTTCAATAGTTTCAAAATCCCTAACCGAATCAACTGGTATTTCACCATCCTGGGTTCTCCAGTTTGTCACACCACGAACAATATTTTTATGACCGTAGTGTGTGTCTGAAGTTATGAATACTTTTCCTGTTGTTAATATTTTTTTAAAGTTCATAATTTTTATTTTTTAAGGTAAAACATCACCGGTATAATTAACACTTATCCTTGGATAATCACTGATTCTTCTTGTTACTTCATATTCACCTTGGTTTGGTAAATCATCGATTGATCCTACTGGTTTCATATACTGTTCAGATGTCCAATTACTATTATAACGATTAAGATCCATTAAACTTCTTATTCTGTCAAGTATAGTTGGACCGTCTTCCGCTCCAATATTACCTTGGTGAATATTAATTATATCTGAAATAGAAACTGGTTTATTTCTGGTTTCACCATAAATCAAATCAATTGTTCTTTCATTTTTTTGTAATTCTTTTCTAATCTTTAAAAAGATTTCATCCGGAATCCAATCTATAAACATTGGACTAACTTCACTATCGTCTGCGGTCCAAGCTTGGAATTTATCGTCACCATAATCTCTTGAGAAAGCGATTTTAGTATCAATTTTTTTATTAATACAATAAACTAACCTATGTGTTTTTAAGTATTTGTCCCAATATCTTTCTTGTGTTGTACACCATTTTGTATTTGATCCGTAAACCCTTGAGGCATCAAAACTTAAAGGTGTTAATACTAACCAGGTGTCATCTTCGTGTATTTTTAAAATTTGTTTTTCAACTTCTTTTTGTTTTTCAATATCTTCAGCAATCTTAACTTGTTCGTGTAATTCAAGAAAATTGTTATATTTACTAATGTCTTTTTCTTTTATTCTATTAGCTCTTGAGTGTCTTTCAAATTCATTTAAAACTTCAATTTCATTTGAGCCGAACAAAAATACCCCTAGATAACCTTTAAGTTCATCCAAATTTGGACTGTAATATTGGTTATCCCTTTTAAAGTTTTTAATTAAAAACTCGGTATACTTGTAAGTACCAGTCGGATCTAATGATGTTATTATATCAATTAATGATACATTTAAATCCGAATGTTGTTCTTTAAGTTTGTCTAATCTACTCATAATTTATACTCAAAACGATTTTTCATTTGTTCTATTTTATCTTCTGGAACATTGTGTTCGTTAGTTCCTCCGTGTCTGTTTTCAACAATTATAGTAAAAACTTTATATCCATATTTTTTTGCTAACTCAAAATATGGTTCCATTTCCCATTCTTGTGTAAATGTATTTGAAACTGTAATTCTATCTGTGTTTACTTGGTCTCCTTTTGTTTGCATCCAGGCTTCAGTTTGTGCTATACAATATTCGTGAGCAAACTTAATTTTTGACCCATCGAATTTGTAATTACCTTCACCATCCATAAAATATTGGTCAGCTTCAACTATAATTGAGTTTAATGTTCTGGCAAATGTTGTTTTTCCTGATCCCGGAATTCCTCTAACTATGTATAATATTTTTTCCATATTACAAAATTAAGAAATAAACTTTAATAAAACAAGAAAGGGAACAAATTTGTTCCCTTAATTTGGGTCGACATTGAATGTCAACTCTCCACCACCTTGTTTTTATAGAACAAGGAAACTATTTTGTAACCAAAGCTTCAATCTTGGATCTAACCTGTTCTGTTAGAGTAATTTCTTTTGTGTTTGTTACAATAATACAGTTAACTAGTGTATTTGCCGGTATGTTAATATAAAATGTTTCGTTATTAAAAAAAGATAAGTTTTCTTTAAGTTCAACACTTGCGTGGACCATTTTCAAAAATATTCTGAATTGTGTTTGGTCAACAAATGTTTCATTAAGTAATTCACCGTGAGTTTCGTGTATGATTCTTATGTTGTGTCCTATTTTCATAATACAAATATAGGTATTTTATTTTAATAAAACAAAAAATCCCAAAAATTATTTTACTAATCTTTGGGATTGTTTTTTCTTAACCAGCTAATAAGTTGAAAGGGTGGTTTTAAGTTTTTTTTGTGTACTATAAATATATAGTAATTTACCAAAAATCAACTTTTTATAATATTTTTTCAATAATTTTTCTTAATTGGTCATTATTTTTATTTATTGGTAAGTCTTTTTTTGAAAAATACTCACATTTTGTATGTTCGTGACCATCTTTTGCTTTATCTAAATCCGGTTCCAATTCTTTATTTGATTTATGTAAAAATACAAACATAATACCTTTTTTTAATTTCATATCATTTTGATATATGTGTAATAAACCAACTAAATTTAAATTACCGGATAACTTTAAATTTGTTTCTTCTCTAAATTCTCTAAGTGCACCTTCTTTTGGGTCTTCACCTTTTTCTAAATGTCCAGATGGTACCGACCATTGATTTGGTAATGATTCTTTTGGTCCTCTTTTACACAATAGAACTTTGTCTTTATGTTTAACAATTATTCCACCATATCTTTTAAATTGACCCATATTACTATATTTATATAAATATGGAAGTAATTGTAAATAATAATTTATTTAATGTTAAAGTTATGATGACCAGAAAAGACATTGAATCTGGTATGATGGGTAAAAAATTTAACCGTGACTTTAATGGTATGTTATTTATAATGGATGATAAACCACATTCTTTTTGGATGAAGAATTGTATAATACCTCTTGATATAATCTTTATTAGAAACAATAAAATAATAAAAATTCATAAAGATTGTCCACCTTGTAAATCAGAAGACTGTGATAGATATGAAGGTGAAGGTGATATGGTTTTAGAAATAAATGGTGGTGACTGCGATAAATATGATATCGTTGAGGGTGATAAAATCCTAATCGACTAATTTATTTTCTAGGTTTTTAATGTGATGATCAAGATACCATTTAGCTTTTCTTAAATCCTCAAGTTCTTTATTTGGATCCTTTTTACCGGCCCTTGAAATATACTTAACAGTATTACCTAATGAGAATCCCAAATCCCAAGCATCAATAACTTTTATTGCTTCATAAATATTTGTCTCTCCACCATAATGATTTGGGTGATTTACTTGTTCTTTATTTTGTTTATCAAGCATTTAAAATTTCTTTTTGTTTATAATAATTTTCTAAATTTTGTTTTTGGTTTACGTAAGCAATCAATTTTCTTTTGAACATCGGAAGTAAAGTTTCGTTTATTGGAAACTCACCTCTACTTATCATCTCAAAAACTGGTAATTTTGTTTTATTTTCAACATTCCACTTGCTAAGATTATTTATTATTTTTGGTATTGTCAAATCATTTTTTTGTTCAGAGTAGATTAAATTTGTTAGTACAACATTTTCTGGTGAGCCCTTTGCTGCCGGTTTGTTTTCAAATTCCCAAACATATAATTTGTTTTCTTTTTTATCAAAGAAATAAAAATAACCTTTCGGTTCTAAAACATTTTTTTTATTCTTTTTAACTTGTAAATGTACACTATCAAAAACAAGTTCCCATACTGATTTTGCAAAACCAAAGTATTCAAACATTCTTGGAGCCGAATATGTTAAAATTTTTATAAATTCTTCATATTCATCTTTTGACATTTCCGGAACATCTTTGATTTTTAAATCTTTAACAAGTAATTCATCATCAACTGTTGTGAATTTTTTTGTGGTATATAAAAGTTTTTTATCTTTTACAAGTGTTTGAACATTTGCTAAATGTAATGATAGTTCAATAAATCCTGGATATAATTCCATATTATCCAGTCTCTCACCCATCTTTTGAAAATACGATAAAAGTTTGTATTCTTTGTGTTCTCTGTCAATTGGTTTCTCGAACATCCAATCGGTGTTCATTAAAAATTCTATTTTCTTTTTTCTTGCCATTTGACATAATAATAGTGATATAATATTACCTGTAAATATTAATCGGTTCTCATTACAATATAATAGGTACCATTAATATTAATTTCGTCATAGTTTCCATCATACCCATTAAGTGCACTACCGTAATCCGAATCATTAATTAAACTTTCTAATAAATCATCTTTATCAATAAAATCTATCATACCTCTAAAATCATAACCCAAATCTTCTAAAAATCCAAGTGGGTCTCTTCTTATACCATATAATCTATCTTCTACTTCGCTTTCAATTTGTTCTTCATTTGGGTCACCGTCTGGTTCATCTTTTATATTTTGTATTTCCCACTCAATATCTGAAATTCTACTTTCACGGTCGTCTTCGTGGTCTTGTGTGTCTTCATCATCATATATTTGATGTGGTGGTACTACTTGACCATCTTTATATAAAACCCAATTACTTTTATGTGGGTCAGTACTTGTATTTTTATATTGGAATCTATTACCTTCTTCATCTTCAAAGTCAAAAACATTTCCGTCTTCTTTTGTTGCATTTAAAATTGGAAATCTAACACCTTCATTTTCATAAACCCACTTTTCCATTTCAAGTAACCAAATTTCTTCTTCTTGGTCTGAACTTAAATCTTTTTCAATCCCATTATTATCCGGGTCCTCTCTAACCCAATCATCAACCATACTCTCAAATTCATCAGCAACTTTATCACCGTCAAGATGATATGAAATTGTATCACTATTAAGATATGTTACTGGGTCATCAACCCAATCTTGATAGTAATCTCTCATTGATTCATCAGCCTCACTTTCTGTTCCAACTGAAATTACAAAACCTTCACTTGCTGACATAAACGAATCTAACTCATAATGATCACCATATGGAATTAAATCGTAAACATCAGTATATTCACCATCAAGTTCATCAACTCTTTCTTGAACTTCGTCAAACTCATTGGATAGTTCATCGTATCTTTCTTCATCTTCTTCTTGATCCATTTGAGTTTCAAGTTCCGATAATTTTGTTTTTAATTCTCTTAATTCAATTTCTTCGTCTTCTGTTCTAGCTTTTAATAAACCTAAATTTACAGCGTATTCAAAAGCAGCGTTTGCCCTTTCACCTTCATCATCAGTATCATTTAAATTCCAAGCGTCTTCTTCTCTTCTTTTTTCAGCGTCAGCTAGTTCTTTTTGTCTTTTTCTTCTATCAAGTTCTTTTTCCCAAGGTGTACCCCAAAAACTAGGATATCCAGTAACTTCAACATTATCTAATGATTTAATATTTGTATGTGAAATATTTAAATTTCCCTCAATTCTAATTGGTCCTAAATCAGTAATTCTTTTATCACCACTTAAATCTAAATTACCAGTAACAACTAATTTCTTACCTCTAAATTTTGGTAATCTTAATAAACCGTGAGCTTGACCGGCAACTTTCATTAACAAGTCTTTATATTCTTGTGGAGTGATTCTTACTTCCTCCAATTGTTCACGAATAACTTTTTTTAATAATGAAATTAGTTTCATATTTTTCATACAATAATAAATACCAAAAACTTTACAAATATTATATTAATAAGATATTTATAATCAAATAAACATTCTAAAAACAAGTCAAGATGGGTTGTGGATGCAAAAACAAAGGAAATCAACAAGCTGCGCAATCAGCACCAAGACCGGTTCAAGAACAACCAAAAAGCGCTACGGTTCAAGAATCAGTTAAAAAAATTGTTGAAAAGTATTATAATAAAAAATAATTTCCTTTGGCCAAAGAAAAAAATTAAGGTGGAATTAACTTTCCGCCTTTTTTTATATTTATAAGATATGAAATTAAGTGAGTTTATTGAAGATTTCAATGAATCTGGTTTTACAGGGTCATTACAAAAAGTATTTGGTAAAATAAGAAATTTTTTAAATATTGTTGCAAAATATCAAAAACAAGATGATATTGACATCTCAATGTTTGATTATGATGATTTTAAAAATGATCAAGATTTATTTGATTTTTTAGAAGAAAAAGGTTTTCTAGAAGATAGAAGATATGATGATTTCGATGATGTTGCAAAAAATTACTATTTAGAATACTGGATAAATAATGCACCAGATGTTGCTTTAAAATATATTTGTGATAATCTTTTAACTGATGTTGAAATGAGATCTGATGGTTTTTGGTTATATTTAAGAGATAGAGAAGAATTAGCAGTTTTTTTTGATGATAGGGGTCGTGATGCAACAGCAAAAGATGTTGCAAAACACGTTTTTAGTGAAGATATGTGGGACCCATTTTGGGACACAACTTCTGATGTATACCGTGATGTTATTGATGATTTAAATGGTGAAAATTTAAAACATTTAGGTAACTATATTTTAAAACATATTGGAAATCAAGAAATGTCTTTGGATGATTATGGAGATGCACTCTTTCACCAATTCTCAGAAAAACAAAATACTGAAGGGGTTTTTAAAATAACAAGTGAAAATATTATGGACCTTATAAAAGATGAATCGGCAATGGATGAACTTCTTAATGGTGATTTATCTGATTTAAAAAGTGAATTATATTCTCTACATAATAGTGCTTATAATAGAGCATATGAAGAAGAATGTTATGACCTTGTATATAGAGGTCTTGATGAATATTTTTCATCAAGAATTATGGATGAAGCAAAAAAAGTTGGTGAAAAAACAAAATATTATTCATACATTAAAATAAGAGATTTTCAAAGTAACGTTATGGCCTTTATTGGTGAAAATAAAGGTGGTGGATATAATGAATCTATATTAGAATATTGGGGTAGTTATACCAGTATGATGGGACATCTATTTGATTATGACGTTTATTCAGAAATTGATTTTAGAATACCGCATTATGCTGATTGGGATTATGTTAGAAGAAACATTAACGATATGTTAAGTGATTATATCTAAACTATTTAACAATTCAATAAAAATTCATATCCATTATAAAAAAATGGTATATGAGAAAAATTAATAAAAATTCCAGAAGAGGTATTGTAAACTTACTTGCCGATTTTATTCTTACAAGAATAGACAAAAAAGAAAACTCAATTATTCAGGTTACAGATTGTGAAACATTCTTTGTTATAAATGGTCAAACCACAAGTGAAACTGTCCTTGATATTGAAAAGATTAAAACCGATTTTTCTGAATGGTTTGGTGATATCCTAAAAGATGTTGGTATTGAAAAGCTAAATACAATTGATGTTATCCGGTATGGTCAGGAAATAAATAACATTGAGAAAGGTTGGATTAGTGTAAACAAAGAAGTTTTTGTTGAGGAGCCTGAACCAATTTATGAACTGGCAATAACATCAGAATTTCCTTATGGTTACAGTCTTAATTGTGGTCGTCTGATGACTTACTACTCACACTATATTTTTAATCATATGTATAGTCTTATGGGTACTGATGAGGTTAAATTTTATTTCACAAAAGAGGAAGATGAGGGTGAGGATTTAAAAATAAAAATTGTTTCCAATTCTAGGTATAACAAAGATATTGTTAAGTCTTTGGTTCTTGACGTATTTTCCTTTGATTTAACAGAGTTTAATGAATATGTTAAGGATTATGATATTATGCAAGATATTCTCTTTCCAGGAAAAGAAAAACCATATCTAAAACAAGATAAGTTAAAACACATAATAGTATTTTAAAAAAAATCCCCACCTTTTGAGTGGGGTTTTTAAATTATCTTTGCCAATTTTTTCTAACATCATCATGACTTATAGAACCAATACCTTTTCTTTTTCTATACGCTTGAGCTTCAAAATTTTTAGTAATGTTTTTAAGAACTTCAGTAATTTTTGCTGGATCCATATCAGAATAATCATCATCAATTAAATTGTTAATATCAGAATAAAGACTTTCTTCTTCTTTATTTTCGTTAATTATTATTTTAACAATATTATTTAATTGTGTTTCATTAATCCTTTTCATAATTTTTTATTTATAAATATCTTAATCATGTAAAAAAGATTTTATAATTTTAAAACCTTCATTAATATCTTCAAAATCTCGATCTGGCGCAAATAACTCTGTTAATGGTTCTTCTGAATCTGGAGATTCAATTAACATAAATGCCGGTACATAATCGTTACCGGTTATATTAACAAACATATCATATTCCTCTGAATGTTCATCAATATCACGATCAACATATTCAATACCTGCTTTATCTAAATTTTCTTTTAACATATGACAGAACGGACAGCTCTTCATTGTAAATAATATAACTACCTTATCCATTTATTAATTCTTTTACTAAATTATTTATTTGTCCTTCAGATAAAACACCAACTATTGTTTCAACAACTTGTCCGGTGTTAAACGTTTTTATTGTTGGGATGCTTCTAATCCCAAGACTCATTGCGACTTCTTTATTTAAATCAATATCCATTGTATACATTTGTACTTCACTGGTGTTTTCACTTGAAACTTTTTCAAAAATAGGTTTCATCATTCTACAAGGTCCACACCAAGGAGCCCAAAATTCAACAATAACTTTTTCACCACTATTAATTTTTTGTTGTAAATCTACACTACTAATTTCCATTTTTTTCTTTTAATTTATTTAGGTTGTTTATGAAGAAACGAACTTCGTTTAATTTTTCAGAATCAAAATAAACTGTTATCTGATAATTAAGTTCACTACCACTCGTTCTTGATAAATATAAATAGAGTTGTGACTTATTTTCAAATACAGCATCATAATATATTAATGAATTATTAACTTCATTAATTTTAGCATATTCTAATCTAAAATTTTTTTCTAATAAAATTTCAGGAGTAATTTTTAATGGTGTATTTAGTCTTATTTTAGAAAATATCTTACCATATTTTTCATAAAATAATTTTAACAATTCTTCTTCCTTTTCAAAATATTGTTTTTTTACTATTTCTTCCATTTAATAAAAATAAAAAAAGTGGTGAAAAAGTCACCACTTTATTAGTTTAATATTATATCACCAAATTTTGTTTTATGAATAATTTTATCTATGTTTTTATTTTTTATATCTGGAATTTTTAATTCTACAACAATATTAACAATTTGTTCTCTACTTAAAATTATATCTTTACCTTCATCAAAATTTTTTTCTGACTGTTGTTTTAACTTTTCGTAAAACTCATTTTTTTGTAAATCACCTATTAAACTAATTAAATCGTTTGGGTTGTTCTCAAAAAAACTAATCAGGTTTGAAATATAAATCTCAATGTCAATATTTTTCATTTTATTATTATATGTTTCTACAATGTGTTTTCATTTCTGGTGGAAAATTTAATTCGTAAATATTGTCTTCAGTTGGTCTAATATATTTTAAAAGTTCTGGTGGTAAATTATTAGGGTCAACACCTGAGCCTTCAACACTAAGAAAATCAAGACATGTTAAATTACCAACACTTTTAGGAAGTGTAGTTAATTTTTTATTTTGTGTCAAATTTAAAAATGTTAATTGTCTACAATTACCAATTGAGTCTGGAAGACTATCAATTATACCTTCACAAACCAAAACTTCTAAATCAGTAAAGTTTCCAATAGTTTCTGGTATTTTTAATGTTATATCGTCTTTGGATTTATTTTCAATTTGTAAAAATGTCATATTTTGTGGAAAAATTTCAAATAATCTTTCAAGACCAAACATTCTCGCAAATTTACCGTTTGCATCATCAGGATAATCAATTGTAACTAATGATGGGTCAAAATTCTGATCAAGTTCATTTTCATATTTAATTCTCAATTGTCTCAAGTAAGGTCTCATTTCTTTACTTAAAACAACTTCTATGTCATTTTCATTTAATTCTCTTAAAGATTTTACTAATAACTTTTCTTTCTTTTTAGAAACATAGTAAGACATAGCACTTGGTCCTAAAACTCTAACCATCGCACCACTTAATTCACTTCCTAAGCCAATATATTTTTTTTGTAATTCTTCTGGTAAATTTGCAAATGTTTCAGCACCATTTGTCATACTTTTAAAATCCGGACCTCTTAACTCCATCCATAACTCAACTTCTTCAAGACCACCAAGTTCTTGGATAGGGTTAGTTGTTTTAAGATTATAATGTTTATATCTATTTAATTTATCCTGATCTTCTTGTGTATATGGTTTTGGTTCAAAATAACCTTCTTTACCTTGTAAAACAGGAATTTTACTTAATATTTCTTTCCAAGGAATTACAGTACCACCACTAAATCTTCCGGAGTTAGAACCATCTGCCAATCTTTTTTCACCATATTTATCAACTAATATTACTGAAGCGTAATTTAAATCAGAAGTTGGTAAGTTTTTATTTATTACGTAATACAATGTTAAATTTTGATTTAATCGGTAATTGTAATAGTAATTTGAGGCACCTTCCCAGGATGTACACCATCTTCTATCTGGTGCATATTTTTTTCTAATATTAATACATTTATGTTTTTGATCCGGAGCAAAGATTAATACATCATCATCCTCATATTTAATCTCAACATCACTCGTATCAATTTGAGGTAATGAATATTCATCCTCACCCATTTTTGTGTACCCATCAACTAAATGTTCAAATTGTTCAAAATTCATATAAGCCACAAGTTTTGATCTTAAAGGAATTGAATCATATTGTGCAACGTATCTTTGTGCTCTGGGTAAAATAGTGGTAAGTGGATCTTCATTTGGTACTTCTTTATGAAATTTTTCAGTAATTGCAACAACTAATTCATTATTACCATTTCTGTCAAATCTACTAAAATATGGTATTACAAGTTCGTTTAATTCTGTTGGTGTATAAGATAAGATATCTTTTGAGAAGGCCTTAGACTTCTTAACTAACGTTTTAATTTCAAAGAATTTTTTAATGTTAATTTTAATTAACTGAAGGTCTACATTAATTTTACCTCTATACTTGTTTATGAAGTCTTGAGCATAATCATCAAGATTTTTTCTTGTCTGTTGACTTGTTTCTTTATCTTTAATTAATTCTTTAACTTTTTGATATGAATGTCTAAAAATATCTTTATCTTCATTAGCAAACGCACTTTTAAATCTTTCAAAGTCTGCAATTGTTTTTCTTATATTTTCTTCAGTTTCTTCAGTTTCTTTTGAAAATTTATCTATTAATTTTTTTACTGTTGATTCCGGATATTCTAATAATATTTTTTTTGTTTGTAAATTTTCTTTTACAACTTTTGATAGTAATCCTAATAACTCCATAATTTTGTTTTATTTATAAATATTTAATTAACTAGAAAAATAAGTAATAATAATTTTTTTTAAATCAAAGTTATTATTAATAATATTTACAAAAAATAACTAATAAAATATAATTATATTATATGGAAAAAAAAGAAGCTACAAAAGTTGGTTGTCAATCTTGTAAAACAGATAGAGGTGTTATCAAAGTACAAAAATTTTTATACGGCCTTGGTATTGTGATATTTGTATTTTCAGTTTATGGTATTTATAGTTTTGTAAAAGATGTGATGAGTTTATTCTAATTTCTACTATATTTTAAAAACTGATTAATTAGTAAGTCCCCACCACCATCATTTTTAAACCCCTTACCTTTAATTCTCAACGGTTTTGATGTATCTATATTTTTTGGGAATGATATTTTTAAATCACCTTCTGGGTGTGGTATTAAAAAATTATCATTTTTTAAATCATCTAAACTAAAAAACTTATTATAAACCAGATTGGTACCAAACTTTTCAAAGTTTGATTCATTTTTTAAAAATATTCTAACAACTAAATCACCATATGTTCCATTTTTAAAATCACCCTGTCCTTTTAATCTAAAAAATTGGCCATCATCAATACCATGTGGTATATTAACTTCAACACTATGTATTTCACCTTTACTTCCTTCACCACCACAAGAATGACAAGGATTTGTTAATATAGAACCTTTACCTCTACAACCTTCACATTGCATACTAACAACTTGATTAAAAATTCCATTTCCAAATTGTTTTAGTATTTGTCCTGAACCGTTACATATAGTACAAATTACTTTGTCTCCACCGGTTCCATCACAAGGATTACATTTTGTTTTTCTACTATAAGTTATTTCTTTTTTTTCTGCCAAATATGATTCAACAACTGTTAATTCAAGATTTATATTTGTTGTGTGAACTCTTTGTTCTTGTCTTTGTTGTCCAAAAACACTATTAAATAAATCACTCATAGATCCACCAAATCCACCACCACCCATTCCGGCAAATGGATTTTTTCTTTCCATATCATATTGTCTTCTTTTATCCTCATCACCTATTGTGTCATACGCTACGGATATTTTTTTAAACAATTCTTCATCACCACCTTTATCAGGATGATTTTCTTTTGCTAATTTTCTATACGCTTTTTTTATTTCATCCTGGGTTGCAGTCTCCTCAACACCTAATGTTGTATAATGTGTGTCAGTATTCATTTATTTTTGATAGTTATTATTTTTATATAATATAAAAAATATTTTATGAAATATCTAATAGTTTTATTTAAAAATAAAGAAAGGAAAAAAATAATCAAGAAGTTTAAAACTTATGATAGGGCCAAAAATTTTTATAACAAACTAATAAATGATAGTAATAATGTTTTATTTAGTAAGGAAATTGAAAACGGTAAAATTTCTAAATTTGAAATTGGTTTAGTCGATTCAAGTCCGGAAAATTTTGATTTATATTTTGTAAAGGATGAATTAGGTAGACAAATTAAAGTCGATATTAACGATTCGGAGTTTAAAATTTTAAACATAAATAACTACTCAATTGAAGAAACAATATTTGATTTACAAAAAAATAAAAAAATCCAAACAATTGATTTTATTAGAAAATATGTTAAAAGAGATGGCGTTAAATTAATATCAAAATTAAATAATAAAGTTATTGTTCAAAATGATAATGAGTTATTTTTATTTTCATTAAAATCAGAAGAAGATTGTTATAGATTTCTAGAATGTTTAGGTAATTATATGTTAAAAAATAATAGACTTGATGTTATTATTGTACCAACTGATGATATTACACAAAAAAAATACCTTTATAGTTTATTAGACTCTAAAGGTATTTCTAAAAGTTTTTTATATCGTAAATCAACCACTTATTTTACTGGTAAATAAATTTTTAAAGATTTTTTTAAAACCACTTACTTTTTTTTCTTTTTTAGGTTCCTCAACTTTCTCTTCAAAATTAACACCAGCCTGCATAAAAATTATTTCAATGTTTGAGATTTCAATTTTAAATCTTTTGTGGTTTCTATCTATGTCTCTAAAATTTTTTTGAACACTTTTAAATTCATCTTTTTCTAACTCTAGAATTATTGCTGTTTGTCCGTTTGGAAATAGTGTTTCTAAAGCATCAGTAATCATTGCTAACTTTTCTAACCTTTCATCAATACCGTTTTTATTCTCTTCCATAATGATAATTTTTCAGGTTCTTTCTTATCTTTAACAATGTCTTCTTTTTTTAAGTTTTTTATTTGATCAATGAATTTTAGTTTTTCTTTTTCTAATTCAATTGTATCTTTTTCAAGCTCACTCTTCAACCACTCTAGATGTTTTTCCGTTTCTGTTTGTATCTGCTTCATCTTCTTCGTCATCTAATCTTATGTTATGAGGTAGTAATTCAAATTTTAATGAATGTAACGAATTTAAATTTTGTTTATCAAATAAATTTTTTAATTCAGTTACTTTATCATTAAATAATTTTTCTTTTTCCTCTAATTCTTTATTGTATTTTATTATATTTTTAATGTTTTCCGCCGTTTCATTAATACTAACTTCCTCAAATTCACTAACAAAAGATATTGATCTATTTTCAGGGTCTTGTGAATTGTGTTCAATAGCACTTTCTTCTTTTACATATTTTTTAGGTAATCTCCATTTTTTTGGGAAAGACATATCAAATGATAGATAATTTTTTAATTTTCTAACAGATTGTATGTAGGGGTATAAGTCATTAAATTCTTTATATATACTACTCATTATATTTTTATTAAATATGTTATTATATAAGATAACACAATACCATAAAAAATCAAATCATTTTTTTCAAGTATCAGTTTTTCTGGTGGGTTTTGTAGTAACAAAAAAATAAATTTAAAAATCAATCTAAAAATACTTAAAGTACTAAAAATAAATAAAAACAAAAATAATGTTTCAATGTTTATCATTTTTTTCTAGCTTCTAAAATTTCACCTCTAAATGTTTTTAATAATTCTCTTAATTCTTGTGCTGCAGTTCTAGCTCTTGTACCGGCAGTTTTATTACCTTTTTCATAAAATTTTGTAGATTCTGTTGACATTGTCTCAACTAATGATTTAATCTTATCTAATGTTTCCATTTTTATTTTTTTTATTGTTTATTTAAACTAAAATATTAATAATACGTTGTTTTGTAAATACTAAACAAGAAGATTCTTATCTAAGTTTTTATATATTTCAAGAATCATATCTAAATCTGACCTAGTAAAACTTTTTTCAAAATCAAATACATCTCTAAAAAATATATCAATAGAATTTCTAATTTTTGTATCATCTTGTTTATAGAAAATTTCATCATAAAAAATTTTAAAATACTCATAATGATCTCCATTTTTTTCAAATAGAATTTCTTCTTTTTTAAAATCTTCTAGTACTTTATCCCAACACCAGTTGAAGTGGTTTAATTTATCTTCATTTGTCATAGTTATTTTAGTTTCACTATCTTCACTACCACCAAGATAAGTTTCGGTAATTTTTAAATATAAAGAATTACAAAAATCATAATATAATTCCATTTTTTCTGGAATAATGTTGTTGGTCTTTAACCAAATATCAACCTCATCTTTTTGTAATTGTTTTGTGATGTAATTAAAAAAATTATTCTCCATAAACACTAGTCTATGGAGAATAATATATGATTAGAATTTATTAAGTAAATTATTGAGTTGTTCTGTCGTAAGAAATTAAATTTTTCATTCTTGAAAACTCTTCAACTAATTTTTCTTGTTTAAAACTTTCAAGTTTAATGTCAACTCCTTTACCGGAATTTTCACCAACACTATCTGTTACCGGTTGTTTTGATTTTCTGTATGCTGCCATTTTAGCTTTGTGAAATTTTGCTTCTTTTCTTTTCTTAGTAATTCTTTCACCTAACTCTGTTTCTTCAGCATTACCCCATTTTGGGTTGTTACCGGTTCTTGATGAACCTTTGATGTTATCATCAACCCATTTATCGTCATAATTAATTTCGTCCGGAACTAAATTTTCCATTCCAGGGCGCATATAGTCATCTAAAAATTCTTGTCCGTCATCAGACATAGTATATTTTTTAGTTTTCATTTTTTCTAATTGTCCGTTTCCTTTTGGGAATCTTTTAGGTTCTGTTTCATAATCACCTTTTGACCCATCTTTTAAATAATCTTTCATTTTTTTAGAAACAGAAGTTATATAATCATCGTTTTCTTTTTTAGATTTCTTAACAGATCTTTCATATTCACCATAACCTTTTGGCATTTTTCCTTTACTAAAGTTTTTTTCTTCTTTTAGAACAATGTCTTCAATAATATCCATCATTTTTTCTTCGGTAAATAAATGTGTACCAGTATTTGTTTTTACTCTATATACAACATTACTATTTGCTTTTTCTTTATCTGCTAATTTTTTTATAAATTTACTAAAATTGTTTTCAGACAATAAAACATTCTTACCTTTAAAATTAAATCTATAAAATCTTTCTTCTAGGTTTGACTTGTCGGTATATTCTTTACCACCTAATTTAAATTTTTCACCTTTTTTTGTTTTTCTTAACATATTTGTAAAAGCATTACCTTCTTCCATTTCTTCATCAACCTCAACTTCATATATTGTCTCTTCTTTCATTCCACATTCACAAGTTTCACCTTCAGTTAATTCTTTACCACATTGTTCGCAAGTTTCACCCTCATGCACTTCAATTTCATAGATTGTTTCTTCTTTCATTTTACTATCACATTGTTCACAAGTTTCTTCTTCTTCAACATAATCAAAAGATTTTCCTGGTCTAAAATTTAATTTTTCCATCATTTCTCTTGATTTTTCCTCATATGTTTCATTTAAAAATCTTCTACTTTTTTTATTTCTTAAATTTCTCATTTCTTTTTTTTATTATAAATATTATCTATTATTTCTTTTTACAATTTCGTTTGAAATAATTTCTTTTATAAAGTCCTCGTGTAGTTCGTATTTTTCTGATATAGTCTGTATAACATTTTTTAATTTTTGATTTTCAAAAATATTAAGAGCTTTGATATCACCTTGGTTACAATATGGAAAACGTTTACATTTTTTTTTAACCTGGACGAATTTACCTCCCGGAATTTGTGTTTTACGACTAGGTCCCCAATCTTTTTTACTGGTTGATTTAGCCCATATTTTATTTGTTGAGTATTGTCCGGATGATGCAGAAGTTGTCGCTTCTTTAGTTTCAACTTTTTTTGGTTCTTCACCAGAAAATAAAGGTTGTGAATATTGTCCAGATGAACCAGTTCCAGTCATTTCTTTTTGTTCACTTTTTTTACCTTTTTCTAAAATTGATCTTAAAAAATCTTTAAGTTCTTCAGAATCTTTAAGAAATTTTCTTATTTCACTTTTTATTTTATTTGCTGATAATTTTTTATTTTTGACTAATTTTAAAATCTCACCCATATCTTTTGGGTTTTTTAGAAAATCGTTTGGTGAATTTCTTTCATCACTTCCTTCTTCAGATAAATAATTTTTAATATTTTTTTTTCCTTCACCACTACCTGATAGCTCACTTGAAGCCATATCTTTAATTTTTTTACTAAACTCTTGTGTGAAGTCTATTGCCATTATTAATTTTTAATAATAAATAGTTTGTAATTTGAGTTTTTTTAAAAATTAAACTATTTAAATGCAAAAATATAAATTAAACCTCCGATAATACCTCCGGCAACAATTTCAATTATCGTATTCTTAGTTTTTAACTTACCAATATCATCTCTTAATTTATTATTTTCATCATCAACCAATTTATATTTTTCGTCTTTTAAAATAATAATTTCATTTAATTTTTTTTCTTTATCTTCTTGACCTTTAATTATTTCATCTTTACGGTCAATTTTTAATTCAAGTTGTTTTATTTCTTGTGTGTATGATAAAGAATCTTGTCTTAATCTATCAAGATCAATTAAATCTGTTAATATTTTTTTACCAATTTCAACTGGTACACAAATTAAAGTTGAGTCCTCTTCACATTTATTTTTTTGTGAAAAAGAATTAAATGATAGTAAAATAAAAAGTAAAAATAATGTTTTTTTCATAGTTAATATCGGTATCTATCTCTTAGGGTACTATCAATTTGTTTTTTATCCATACCAATAACTTTTTTCTTTTTTTGTTCGTAATAATTATTGATTGTGGTTCTTTGAATTTTTATTTCAGATATTGTAGAATCTATTTTTTTAATGTCATTTTTATATTCAACTATTTTTAAATCTATACTTGAATTAATTTTTTTAAGTGAATCTATATTTTTATTAAGTTGGTCTATTTTATATTGTAATAACTCATTTTTGTCCGGAACTGTTGTACAAGACCTAACAAGTAATATTACAAGTAATGTTACTACTACTATTTGTACAATATATTTAAAATTATGTTTAAAAAACTCATTCATTATTGTGGGGTTTTCTTTCTTACTGCAATAACATTAGACCATTTAGATTTAAATTTTTCATAAAATTTTCTTAAATTAACCAAAAATTCTAAAAACTCATCATCAATTTTTGTCATAGTACCATTGATATAGATACCATTTTTTTCACCTATAGTATAGAAAAATTCAATGTCTAACTCTGTAATTTTTCCGGACCATTCAACATTATTTTCATATAAATTAAGTTTATTAAAATCAACAAGTTCTGAAACTTCTTTAATAAACTCATCCATCGTCTCTTGAAAAGCTTTTTTATCTTCTGTCGTTAATTGTGTTTTTTGTTTGTCCTCTCCGTGAATAACAATAATACCTCCGGATATTCTATATGCTCTTTTTTTGTCGGTTTTTTTTACAACCTCATCTTTATCTGAATCTGCGGTTTCATATTCTTTTTCTTCAATATTCGGTAAAACATTATCTTCTTGTTCAAGTAAAATACCATAAGATTTTTTTATATTAAATTCTACTTGTTCATCAATTCTATTAGTTAAAACACTCCTTGATGCTTTTAATAAATTTTTAATTTCATCATATCTATTCATCTTCTATTTTTTTTAAAAATTCTTCAAAGTTAAATGATGGGTTTAAATCTGTTGTTTCACTAAAATAGTTACTACGACTTACAATACCATTAAACTTTTCAATACCATTTATTTTTGTGTTATGTCCAACAAATTTTTTATCTATATTAAATTCATTGACAAGTTTTATACAAAGTTCAAAACAGGATTCTGTTTGTTCTGGTGTATATATATCCCAGTAAACATAATCTCTCCATTTCCTTTCATATACTTTTCCTTTATAAATATTACCAATCCAATTAATGTAACCTTTTTGTAGTGGTTCTTTATATAACCAACCTAAATTTTCCAATGAAATTGTTATAATATTTTTATCTACGTTCTTATTATTGAATATCCTAGATGTTTTTTTAGGTTCAAGTAGTTCAAGAATTTTACCTTCTTTATCAATTACATAATTTGGTATTTTGTCATATTTACCATTAAATCTGTATTTTAGACCGTTTAAATATTGTTTGACTTCTCTTGAGGTATGTAATAAAACTATTTGTTTTTTATCTTCGTTTTCACCAGATGAAAAATAATTACCATAATTAATTATTTTGGTCATTTTTTATAAATAAGTCTTTTTATGTTTTCATTAACAACTTTATTTTCTTCTTCTCTAGTTTTGTTAAAAACTTCTGGAATATCAACTTCATCGGTACTTGGTCGGTGGTTAGTCGGTACTTGGTCGGTATTATGTATGGTTTCTTCTTCATAATATGGAGTAATGGGTAAAGATGTAGGTTCGTCCAATTTTTCCTCTTCTGTTTGTTCTTCTTTTTTAGTAGTAATTATGTCTTTCTCTAAATCATCAAGTTTGTATATAACTTTTTTATTATTGTCTTTTCTTTTTCCTTTAAAGGCTTGGTTTGTTGCAATTACAAGTGTGATTGCCAATGGATCAAAAACAAATATTAAAATCAGTATAAATAAATTTGCGGTTTTTTTAACATTCCAATCTAATAGTTCACTAATATATTTAATAGCACCAAGTTCACTTCCGGATATCTCCTGGGATTGCATATCAAGTATCTGAACATCAAGTTTTGTAATACTATCATTAAAAGAATCGATTTTTTTAGATATTGTATCTCTTCTTGTTTGAGCTTCTTTTAATTGTCCTTCAAATGATTTTCTGTTAGCATTATTTGCCCTTGTTATTAGTTGACCGGTTCTTTGATCTACCGTTTGTGTTGTTGTGTTATTAGAAAGTCCATCTCTTAATTTTGTAATGTCTCCATCAAGAATTGTTTTTTCTTTTGTTAATTCAATCTTAATTTCTTCAAACCTTTTCTTTTTAACTTCAACATTTTTAACTTGTTTTTCACCAATTTCAAGCTTTGCAATATTTCCCTGAAATCCTGTACTTAACAATCCGTAAATACCAAGTGATGTAATAACTGATAATGTAATAAGTGCTATTGTCATATAGATTTTTAATGCTCCATATGTTTCTTTCCACTTGTCGTGAAGATATGTTGCTATTGCTATTTTTGAGATTTCAAGGAATGTTCCCATAATAATTACAGGTATTGCCACACCAACAAACACAACTGATAAACCAACAACACTATAATATGCTGCGGTTCCAGATAAACCTAGAGCACAAAATAGTAAAAACCATGGTAAAAATTTTTCTTTCATATTATTAAACTATAACTAATAAATACTTATAATAAAGTTTAATCAATATGTCACTACTTAGAGAGTCAATTAGAAAACATTTATTGTTAGAAAAAAAAATTGCTAATTTAAAATCTCAAATATATGTTTCTTTTGAGGTTAGACTAGATAGTGGTGGTCATACTGCTGATAGACAAGTAGAAAGAAATGTAAGTAGGGGTGATATTAATTTACTTTTAGGTAAAGCTATTGATGAGATAACAACTAATATAGTTTTAGGTGAAATAAAAGGTGGTGATATTTTTATCGTAAGAAGTAAGACCGGTAATTTATTTATTCCGGTTAAATTAATTGAGGAAGATCCATATAATTTTGTTTTATTAACAAAAACCGTAATAAGAAAAGAAGGTCAAGGTAGACCACAATTTACAATTTGGGTTGATTAAGCAGGGTAGAATCTTAGTATCTGAATCGTGTTCCATCTTTCTACCGGCTTAGGATTCTTCAGCCCTAAACCACTTCTACTTAACCCATCACCTAGAATTCATCGGTGACTTTTAACCCTCATTGTTTGTCTTACAAAGATATAGATATTTTTTAATCTACCAAAACTTTTTGAGAAATATTTTTAAAAATATGTGTGATAACATCTACGGTCCAACCATTTCCTAACATATTGAACCTTTGTGTGTTTGATACAACCGAACTGTAGTTATCTGGTACCGTCTGTAATCTTTCGCATTCTAATGGAGAAAACAATCGATCCTCACCAGTTACAGCTTTTATTTCTAAGTAACATTTAGGTGTTATGTTCTTACCCCAACCGTGTGCTAGTTCACGAGTAAGTGTTGGTGCCTTACCGGTTGCCTTATAATTTTTAGCATAATAAAGTTGTGCTTGAATTGTTTTTGGTGGAAGGGTCTTGTGTTCACCTGTGTAATCAATAATATCTTTAACTAAGATTCCCTTATCTTCAGGTTGTTCAATACCTGGTATGTTTGTCCAATATAATCTTTCTCTACTCTGAGCTGAAACCAAATTACTATTTATCCTTATTGGTTCAACACCCATATGTTCTGTAATTACTTGTTCGTGTTCTTTTTTCATTTTAACATTTTCAAGTAAAAAATATTTTGGATTTAATTCTTCTTTTAATCTAACAAACTCAAAGAACAACTTACTTCTTGGGTCTTCAAAGTTTAGTCTTTTGCCAGCAAATGAAAATCCTTGACAAGGTGAACCACCAAACATAATATCAATTTTTGGTAAATCACTTCCTTTAACATCTAAAATATCACCAATCTGAATTGTTTCCGGATAATTGTGTTGTGTTACCTGGATGGCATATTTATCAATTTCTGAAGCAAAATACTTATCATACTTTATCCCAGCTCTATTAAGAGCAATCTGTCCACAGGACATTCCATCAAATAAACTTAATACATTCATAGTCCTTTAAATATATGTGAAATTACATCAACTGTCCACCCATTTCCAATCATTTTTTTTCTTTGATTTAATGGTGTAATTGAGGTATAGCCGTCTGGTAATGTTTGTAATCTTTCATATTCTACAATGTTTAATTCTCTTAAATTATTATTAACAATAACACCGTAATTACACGCAGTATTTAATGTGTTAGTTTTTCCATTACTTACACGTCCACGTCTACTTTTACTTTTTGGGAATTCCAAGTTTACACAATCACCGTTTTTGGCAAATAAATATCCTATTTTTGTGCCGTTTTTTATTTTAAAAATACCATCATTTATATCTAAAACAATAGGATTGTCATTTATAGTACACTCATCACCTATTGGATTTAAAATGTCCAATATATTAATCTTTCTATCTTCAATATTTTTATCAAATGGGATATTGGTCCAATACAATCTCTGTCTTTTTTGTGCTGAAAAAAACTTACTATCAATCATAACCGGTTCAAAACCAATTGTATCTGTTATTATTTTTTCCCATTCTTTTTTCATTACAACATTTTCAAGAAGAAAATATTTTGGTTTAACTTCATTTAATACCCTAATATATTCCCAAAATAAACCACTTTTACCATCAAACCCAGAGTTATCTCCGGACCTGCTAAATGATTGACAGGGAGATCCACCAATTACCAAATCTATTTTTGGTAAAACTGTCGTATCTAAACCAACAATACTACCCAACTGTACTGTATTTGGGTAGTGATGTTGTGTTACTGTAATTGCGTGTTTATCAATTTCTGATGCAAAATAATTTTTAAACGTGACACCGGCTCTTTGTAATGCTAGTTGTCCACAAGAAATACCATCAAAAAGAGAAAGTACATTCATTATAGATAGTCAAATAATTCAGATGATTCATTACGAAGTCTACGTAGAGCTTTTTCTTTTATTTGTCGAACTCTTTCTTTAGTTAGATTAAAATCTGAACCAATATCTTCTAAAGTTCTTGGTGTTCCTGTAAGGCCAAAGTAATCACCTATAATTGATTTTTCACGATCATCTAAAACATTAAGTAATGATAGTAATTTGTCTTTTAATAAATCTTTTGTATCAAACCCAGCGTCTGGTGCAACAGCATCTGGATTTTCAATAAGATCAATAAGTGTATCACCTTCCTCATTGATATTCATATCAAGATTGATAATTGAAGGTAGTGATGTAAACTTGTCATCAAGTTTTTTTCCACTTTGTTCGACTTCTTTTTTAGCTTTTTGTAAATCCTGAACAACATTAACTGGGAGTCTAATTGTTCTGGCGTTATCATTTAGTGATTGTATAATTGACTGTTTAACCCACCAGACGGCATATGATATAAATCTCAAATCTTTGTTCCAATCAAAATTTTTAATTGCCTTCATAAGACCAAGATTTCCTTCAGCAATTAAGTCTGGAAGATCAAGACCTTGATTTTGGTATTGTTTTGCAACAGTAATCACAAAACGTAAATTACCTTCCAATAGTTCTTCTTCTATTTTTTTTCTTTCTCTTTCTGAAATCTCATCAGATTTCATTTTTAAGGCTAATTCTTTTTCACGATCAGGTGTCATAACCTTAATTTTTCTAATGTCTTTTAGGTAGTGATAAATTTCTTCCTGGTTAATTGGGACTCCTGTGTTTTTTTCTTTCATATATTTAGGCTTGTTTTGAATATTCGTCTAATTTATCTTTTTCAGCTCTTGTGAGTGAATCAATACCTTGGTCTATAATTTTATCCAAAATTTCATCCAAAGTCAAATCACAAACGTTATTTTTTAAAAATTCATCAACTTTTTTTCTGTGTTCTTCTAAAAAAGCGGCAACATCAAAACTAAGTTTTGGTATTTGATTTGTTACTTTAGGTTTTCTTCCTCTTTTTTTCTTACCCATAAGATGTTCAAAGTTACTTTTTTCCATATCGGATGAAACATTTTTTGCATTTTGTACAAGAACAAACATAAACTCAGGAACATCTTTTTTTATAAGTTCAACATATTCTTCAACTTCACTTTGTGATAGATTACTTTCAAAGTTGAAAATTGAGTGACTTTCTCCGTAAACAAATTTAAGTTTTTCGTCTTTTATGATTTGGACTAGTTCATTTGCAAACTTTTGGTTTGACTCGGTTTCATCCCAGTTATCATTACAGGGATAGACAAATAATAAGTATTTCATAGGTTTTTATTTATACGACAAAGATAATAAAAAGTTTCTGATATTTTTATTTTTTTATATCAAATTTTTTGTCTATCTAAATATTTAACACATTCTTTTGCAATTGCTTCAGCTAATGGTGGTGGTACTGCGTTACCGACATGTTCACATCTTTTAGTATGGTTACCAATAAATTTATAATCTAATGGGAATCCTGTTATAACGGCAGCCTCTCTTACTGTTATACTACGATTTTCTATTGGGTGTAGAGGAAAATTACTATGTCCTGGTACTAAAGTTGGTGCTAATGAATCTAAATCTAGACGCATTGTACTACCTCTTGAATAAAAATTACTCACTTTTAGATCGTTTGGTAACTCCTCCATAATATCTTGTACATTTCCACCTGGTTTTATAAATTTAAATCTGTCCACAGTTTTTTGTGTATGTTTCATTGGTATATTATCAAAATCATCTTTATCATCATAATTAATTTTTTTAAAAACATCACCTATTGTTATTGGTTTTAAAAATTTAATATTATCTTTGATGTTTTTGAAATCTAATTTAGTTGTAATTTCTTCTGAATTATACTTAGGTATTGGATAGTTAAAATCATTTGTTAAATCTTTTCTTGTTGCAACAACTATTATCCTTTCGCGTTTAGTTGCGGCACCATACCAAGCTGTGTTTAAAATTTTATGTGACACATTATAACCAATTTTATCATATATTTTATATAAATCTTCAATAACAGAAATTAAATAATTATTTTTTTCTAAAATATCAATTAACTCATCTTTATTTTTTTTTAAAAAAATTCCTTTATTTAAAAAATCTTTTGTTAAATTATTTTTTTTTCTTAATTCAGCTTTTTGTCCTTTATAGTTTTCTAATTCTTGCCAAATAAAATCAACTTTTTTTTTAATTTCTTCTGGTGTTTTTTCAGACAAAACTTTACCATTAATAAAAGCTTTAACATTTTCAATTATTGATATTTTAGGTTTTAACTCATCAACTAATTCAAGTTGTTTGTGGTAAAAATAATTTCTTTCATCATTTGGTGATCTTTCACCGGCTAAACTAAAACCTTTACACACAATACCGCCAAACATAACGTCTAATTCACCTTTAGATAGTTTTATTTCATTTAATACATTTTTAACATTAATATCTATTATACTTTTATTTTCTATATATGCAGTTTCATTAATTTCTGGATTATTAACTAATAGAGTTTTTATACAATCTAAATTATTGTCATTAACATATACTGATTTAAAATTTTGATTTTTAAATCCAATATGAGACCCACCTGCGCCAACAAATGTTTCAAATATTGTATATTGTTTTTTTTCTGTCATAAAATATTTTTTAAATTTTTTATATATTCTTTAGATTTTGTATATTTTACAATTTTTTGTTTTAAAAAATTTTCATTTAATTCTAAAGGATTGTAATTTAAATCTCTTTTTGAATTTTTTGGTGCAAATTCTACACACCCAAAATCATCTCTAAGAATGTTTAACCAAGATGATAAATATCTAGTTTTAGATTGTGTTAAAAACAAAACATCCCTACTTGAAAATTTGGAAACAATGTCTTCATTAATTTTTTTTAAACTATTATTTAAATTTTTAGTGTCTTTTGTTAAATATTCCATAATAACCTCAATATACGGTTTAATATAAGATTTGTACATAATTATTAAAAAATCCTCATACTTGTTCATACCTAAAATTGTTCCAGATTTCGTTGGTAAATTATTTGAATCGATAAACCCAAATGAAGACAAGCTAATCCACACATTTCGCCAATTGTTGTTATTTATTGTATTTGTTTTTTTCATTTCAAATTCAACATATTTTCTATTAACATTTTTTTCATTTTTTAATTTTAAAAAACATAAATATCTTAATAACATATATATTTCAAAAAGTCTGGTATCTCGAACATAATATTGTGAAATACTTGTTAATGAACTATTTTCGACTTGAGATAATGTATTTAATTCTTTTTTTGTAATCTCCCTAATAGCTTCATTTGACTCATTTATTTCAAAAATTAAATTTGACTTTGGGTATTCAAACATACCAATATTAAAATTTTGATTGTTTACTACCGAAGAAGGTATTACCAAAATAGTATTAAAATCATTTGAGTATTCAATATTTTTTGGTGATATGTTATTTAATTTAAAATATTCATACTGAAGTGTTTGTCCAATACCTCTAACATAATCCGTTACACCAATATCCCCAGCCTTAACTTCGATTAGTGCTCTAATTTTATTATCATAAATTAATGTAAAATCAACAATAATTCCATTTATAAATTTATCCTCATGTACTAATTTTAATCTTGATAAATCATTTGGTAATCCAAGTAATGATAACAAATCATATTTTATATTATCATTATTAATTATTAAGTCGTGAAAATATTTTTCTCTAATGTTTTCTTTATCCATAATAACAAAATTAGAAATAATTTTCAATTTAACAAAACTTTTGAAATATTTTCTTCTTTTCTAATCTTCACAGAAAAATCACACCATTGGTTAATTAATGGGTTATGTGAAATAATGAATATCTTATCAAAATAATCTTTAATTTTAACAAAAAACTCAAATACCATTTCTAGGTTATCGTTACTAATTTTCCCAAAAACTTCATCGAATACAACCGAATTTGGTTTTGGTAAACTACATATTTTACTCAATACTGATCTTAACGCAAGAGAGGCTAACGTCCTCTCGAAACCAGAACCAGAAACCATTAATTTCTCAACACCGGTACTATTATCAATCATTAAAAATTCAACTTCACTTTTGTCATTAATTCTAATTTCCATTTTAAAATGACAACTATCTTCCATTAATCTTTGTAACTCAGAGTTAATTAACGGCATCATAGTTTTCATAATAATTTTTGATACACCGTTTTTACCATAAGACTCAAGATATATTTTGTAAATTTTATCTTTTTCCTCTTCTTCCTGGATTTTAACAATCATTTTTTTATTGTGGTCAATTTTTTCTTCGGTTGTTTTAATACTGTACTCGGTTGAAGAAATTTGTTGGTTCTTATTTTTTTTCATTTGTTCAAGTTCGTCAATTCTAATATCAGCTTTAATTAACATTTCTTCAATTTTCAAATTAGATTTGATTTTGTCTTGAACTTCATTCCATCTTTCCAACTTACTATTCAATCCGGAAATTTTTAAATCACAACTTTCAATACTTAAATCATATTTTTCTTTGATAAGTTTGTTTTTTTCATACTCATCAAACTGTCTTTTAGTTTCAACAAATTCTTTTTCTTTGACCGATAACTCATTCAATAATACCTCTTTATGTGCTTTTTGAGTGATAAGTCCTGCAAGTTCCGAAATTTTTTGTTGGGTAATTGCAGCGTTCATTAGTTCAATTCCACAGTGTTCACACTTAATTCCACCTTTAACTGAACTTTTTAATTTTTCAATTTCAGATATTTTTGTATCAAGTGTAATCTTTTCGGTATTAACTTTTTTGTATTCTTCCTTAATCTCATCATGCTTATCTTCATAATAATAGTTTTCCGGTTCAACAACATTTAATTCTTTTAATTTTTCCTGGAATGATTCTTTTTGACCATTCAAATTCTGGATTTCAATTTGAGTTTCTTGTGGGTTCATAAGAGCAATTTCCTTATCAATGTCTGTATGTTTTTTCTTTAACATATCATCACGATATTCTTTACCCTTACTTAATTTTTCGTCAATATCTTTTAATTCATTCTTATACTCAACAATTGATTCATTATAACTAACGATTTGGTCCTCATAAGTTTTAATATCCGATTTTAATTGTTCAGAACTATATAAATTTGATAGTTTTGATTTATTAAAGTCTGAATAAATTTCTTTTGCAACCTCCTCTTTCCGTTTTAAAAACTCAAGACCCATAAATCTTGAAAGGACTTGTCCTCTGGCTGTTGGTTTTGACTCCAACAAATCTTCAAGATTTGTTGCTGTTGTTAGAATGGTCATCAAGAAATCTTCTTTGGTTCCAATAGAATTTTTAATGAACGCTTCAGTTTCCCTTCTTTGTTCTCCGGTGAAGTTTTGTAGTGATCCGTCGTGTAATTTTTTAAAGAAATCTAATTCTGTTTTTACATTCCAGTCACCTTTTTTAGATTTTTTTCTTTCAATCTTTCTTAAAATTATATAATCTTCACCATCAATTGTGATTTCACCTTTAACCGATACTACATCTTTATCTGTAAACCGGTTAAAGATTTCCTCAGCTTTTGATGTTTTTGTTGTCTCATTAAAAAATAAGAACATCAATAAATCCACCGTAAGAACTGTCTTACCACCAAAATTAGGTGGGTTAGATTCAACAACAACTAAACCATTTAGTTTGTCAAAATCTAACCTTTGATTTTCACCATATGATAAAAAATTTGAGAACTCAATGTTTCTAATATACCACTTTTTAAATTGTGTTATATCAACATCACCTTCTTCCATTTTGTTTTCAACCATCCGGTTTAATTCCAAAACTTTATCAAGACTTTTCTCATAACCTTTTGATTCCAAAAATTTCTTTAATAAGTCCAACTGGTAATTGGTGTCAGTAATATTTACTGAAACATCTACCGTTTGCATTGTCTCCTGATCTACATTCTTAACCTTTGTTAATACATTAACATTTGTTGTGTTGTATTTCTTTTGGAAATAATGTTTAACGCTTTTAATCTTATCTTGTGTAAAATTTTCTTGGAAATCTTCCCATACCACTTGTATAGATGGGTTTTCAAACTTTGAAAAGTCCAAATCTTTTATCATAATATTGTAATTGTATAATCTTGGTGGATTAAATAAATCCATATTTATTCTTCTTCTTGTTCCGTTTCAATTTTTGATTCAATAAAGGCACCGTCAACATTGATATCAATTTCCCTATCTTCAATTGTAAATCCGGCACTATCAAATTCTGGTTCGTTATCCTTATCAAAATCAGCTTCAAGTAATTCTGGATTTGATTCTTTAAAGTCAACAATATTACCACTTTCAAAACCTTTTATTCCAGTTTCCAATGGTTCTGCAACAACTTCAAATGGAACATTATTATCACCAATTTTAACTTGTAATTTATCGGCTTCAGCTTTTTCTGCCATTTCTTTCATAACTTTGTTTAACGCGTTTTGAATTGCGTATTTTTGTTGTCCAATTCTACGATTTCTTTTTTCAACTTTTGCTCTGTGTTCTTTTGCTTTTTTTCCCATTTTTATTTATATTTAATCGTTTAAAATTTGTTTTTCACTATCCTCAACTTCCTCTACATACATTTGTGTTTTAGTTGGTCTATTTTCTTCAAACCATTCAATAATTGCGTTTATTGCCCAAACTGAACCGGCTGAAAACATTCCATCAAAAAATACTGAAAAATATTCATTAAGTCCAATAAAATTGTGAATTGGTGAAAACATTGTTAATGATAAAAAAAACCCAACCCAAGTTCCTGTACACAACATACAAGATATTAGTTCAGATATAAATTTAAATAAAAAATTAAAAGGTTTATGTTCACTATTACCTAAATTGTGAATCGAATTTCTTAATCCGTTAAATATGGAACCATAAACAAGTATTGTTGTCATTCCGTAAGCGGCAATCATAAAAATTAATAACTGTATCATAATGTATCATTTAAATTTGACCCTCTCATAAAGATTGCTTTTAATTTATCTTTTGGTGATTGTAGGTCTTGGTTTATTTTTTCTAATTCTCTAATTCTTTCTGTCTTATCTTTTAATTCTTTTCTTAACTTTTGGAGTGTGTCCTCAAGCATTTTTTCATTTGTTTTGTCTAAATTTACGTCTAAACTATGTCTAAGTTCGTCTAACTCTTTATCTTTTTTAGACATTTCCTCTTCTAACTTGGTAATTTTTTCACCAAGTTCATTTACTTGGTTGTTATCAGTAATGTATATTTCTTTTTCAATAACTCTATCAACTGGGACTTCCTTTATAACCTCAACAATTTTTTCAACTTCTTTTATAACTTCAACCGGTATTTCAACTCGTTTTTCAACAATTATTTCTTTTATTAAGTGTTTTTCAGCTTCATTAAGTGGTTTTTCTAAAAGTCCATACTTTTCAATGTTAAACCCAGTATCAAAACATTTTTTAATAAACCCATCAACATCTTCAATGTTATTTAGTTTACAATAACTTTCAGCACTTTTACTAAAAATTTTTAAGTACTTCGGTTCCATTTTCAATATCTTCAAATGATTTTATGGAAAACTTTAAAAATGGTTTTGGGTTAAATAAATCGGTATATGTGTACTCTTTTGTTTCAACATCATAAACCCCATAACCGTGTCTTCCAATACTTTCACCAATGTTATTTTGAATGGTTGATCCAATCATATAACCTTTACCGGTTTTAAATTTAAATTCGGCTCTTTTGTGAATATCACCACATAACACAACATCAAGTCCGTCAAATTTTTCAACGTCATAAGCTTCTTCACCAAACTCAAATCCAAGGTCTGTTTTTAATCCAGATATTGGTCCGTGGAATAATCCAACTTTAACACCAGTTGCAACATTTAAATCTGGTGGAATGTTTCCTTGGTATTGTGAATATACACACCAGCTAATATTTTCATCTTCATAAACACCACGGTCTCTATAATAAACAATGTTTTTATTATTTAATGAGTTTATAATTGGTGTTAAAGCATCTAATCTTTCGGTATTATTAACCAAAAAGTCGTGGTTTCCAGGTATAATAATTGTTTTAGCAACAAAAGAACATTCAGTTAAAATCCAAGAAACCATCTCAATAAGTTCTGGTGTCATTTGATTTTTTGAGTGTACCAAATCACCAGTAAAAACAATTCGGTCCGGTTTCATTTCTTTCCATTGTTCAATGGCTGTCTCTAAAATTGATTTATATAAATCGTGATCCTTAAATAGGCGAATATGTAAATCTGAAAAGTGTATTATTTTTTTAATCATTACATTACAATTTTTGGTGGTGCTCCTAAATCATCATATCCATCATCTTTGAATGGGTTTTTTGGTGTTGGTATTGTGATTGGTTGTAATTGTGTTACAACAGTTCTTGGGTTTGAGAAAAATGGATCAATATTTTTAACTTCATTCATTTTTTCTTTAATCACTAATAAAAAAGTTGCGGCTTCATCATAAGATGAAATTTTTTTTTCGTGTAAATAACCTTCTAACCAAAAGTAAAATTCTTTGTGTGTCATACTTAATCCTCCTCAATATTAAAATCATATTCGTCTTCATCTTTAATTTCATCCCAAACTAATTCTTTTTCTCCTTGATAGTCAAATTCATCATAAAATTTATCTTCATCTTCCTCAAAAAGTTTAGCTTCTTCATCTGTCAAATCTGCCGAGTATTTACAAATTGTTGTATATGACTCGTACCATACTAATTTTTTTCCCATAATTATTAAATTAATTCTCTGTTATATAAGTTTACCAAAATAAGTCTTGCAAATTTAAAATCCTTTACTCTATTCAATTTTAAACCATATGCGTTTGCAATAACTTTAAGGTGTGGATAAACCTCACTTATTGTCATTTTTCCAATTTCCATAATTAATCAATAAAAAGCTCAAAATCTTTATTTACGTGTCCACAACTATTACACATATATGTTGGAAATGGTACTAATGTATCTTCAGAACTTCCGGTTAAAAGTTTTGGGACTTTTTTAAGCATTGTTACTTCTTTAAAGAACTTTGATTTGCATAACTCACATTTGACCGTGTCTTGTTGTTTTAGGTCAATTCTTGGTTTTAATATATCATCCATAATTTTTTTATTTAAAATATAGTTTATTTTTTAAGTTTTGTCAATTGTGATTTTATATCCATTTGAAGTATTGTGTCAATTGTATTTTTATCGACTCTATACTCAACAAATTCCCTATTTTCAGTTAATCTAACAATAATACAACCAAGTAATTTAATATCCTCATATTTGGTTCCTTCAAGCATTTTAATGAGTAACTTACCATAAAGTGGTAATTGTGTTTTGTAGTGTCCGAGTGCGTTATTTGGTAGGTACTGGAACGGTGGTCTCATTGGTTTTATATACTTTTGAACAATAAAGTTTTTTTCCTGGTTTGTTTTCCAGTCTGTTATTAAAATACCAATTTCACCTTTTGTACTTATTACTAACCAAACTTTATCCGGTTGACCGGTATAACCAAGTTCTGGGTGTCCTAACACAATCTCCGTATCAAGTAAAACACAACCTCTTTGTTTTAATAATTCAATGTAATTTTTACCAGCAACAATCATAGTGTCACTCACAACAAGTTGTTGCATATCACATTCAAATATTGGTTGTCTTACCTCTTTATCAATATTAAATTCTTTTAATACGTGTTCTTCTAAGAAATAGTGAACACGGGATCCCATATTTGTTGACCTAGTACCTTTTTCAGCCCATTCAGCTAATAGTCTTTCGGTTTCTTCCGGATTTCCACCAGACATCTCATATGCTTTTTTTTCAGTTGGGAATTCATCATAGAAAAGTTTCATAACCTTTGATACAGATGGGAAATCGGTTTTCAACTTACCATCAAAATCCAACATTGTGTATTTATGAGCCTCTTCTTCAAATGTTAATTGTAGTTCTTCTCTTTTTTTATTTAAAATTTCTCTTATTTCTTCTGCTATTTTATATAAATCCATTAGTCTCTTATTTCATAATAATAATCATTTATTTGACCTTTTAAGTCACAAACATCCCTATCGTTTGGGAGTTTTACAATTTTTACTTTACCCCACAATTCACCACCATTTAATTCATGGTATAATCTTACGGCATTTTCCCAAGCATCACCATCAAGACAAATGATAACATTACCCTTTGCTTTATTGTAGATTGTTTCAAAAAGAAGTTCCGACATATGTTTTCCGAGCATCACAACCGGATTATCCAAAAACATTCCATCAAAAACACCCTCAACCAAGTATATATCTTTATTCCAATCAATCAAATTTTCCCAGAATATGATTTTATCTTTTTCTGCTTCAGGATTACGGTATTTGGCTCTACTATTAATGTCCCAACTTCTCCCAACATAATAATTAAGTTTACCATTTTTATCATAAGATGGTATCACAATTCTTCCGGCGTGACTTCCCTTATCACAAAATCCAATACCAAACCTTTCAATTATTTCATCAGTTATCCCACGACTTTTAAGGTAATTATACGCTTGTTTTCTAACTGGATATATTGGGTGTGAGTCTTTAAATAATGTAAAATTTTCTGGAAGAACTACTTTTGGTTTTTTTGTTTTTACAACTTTTTCTGTTTCATCCGGTCTTAAAATGTTGTATAGTTTTTTTTGTTTTTTGGTCCCAAATTTACCAAACAACTTTCCTAATGATCCGTGAGTTCCTTCACTATCACCACAAGCCCAACATTTATAAACGTCGTTGAAGTAATTTACCTCAAGATTATGTTTGTTTCTTTCTTCGTCACACACTGGACAATTAAATGAAATTTGACCACGATTTGGGTAATGTAATCCGTAATCACCTAAAACTTCTTCTAATAATTCAACTAATGCTTCTGTTGTATCTTCCATTCAATATAATATAATTGAAAAATACCATTTAATCAAATATTAATTTTTTACCGTTTCTTTTTGATTCATAAAAATCTGAAACATTAATATAATGTTTTAGAAATCTTTTATCTTCTATTTTATTTGCATCTATCGCAATATTTTCATCCTTGTGTTCACATTTTGAAACCATAATTGTTGACCAAATCCAAAGATTTTCATATAACCAGGTATTAACCATATAGTCATAATCCCAATTATACTTTTCACATTCTCTATGTACGTGTCTACCAATTTCAACAGTACCAATTACGTGATCGCCTAGTTTTTTATTTGTTTCTTTTGATTTTTTAGTTCTAATAGCAAGACTTAAACCGGCTTGTGTTCCAATACCCATATAACCTAACCAACGATATGTATCTAATTTAAGGTCTGTTTCAGGTGTTTCTAAATCAATAGCTATTTTTAAATTAATTAAATGTCGTTTAAAAAATTTTTGATATTTTTCTTTGTTTTCATCCCAATAGTGGTCTCTACGGTTTTTATTAAAATATTCCTTAACGTCTAATCCCATAAAATTTAATTTTTAATAAAGTAACAAATATAAATAAAATAATCAACTTCACAAGTTTTTAATAATTTCTATATTTATTCTATATGCCAACAGATATTACAATTTCATCATTAAATGGTTCTTCACCTTTTGATGTTTATGTGTGTGACACCGGAATGACAACTTGTATTTATGTTAATACAATTAATAGTGGTGATGTACCATATGTTTTTGAAATACCTTCTGTTTTTTCGACATTAAATAATTTTACGGTAAAGGTTGTTGATGATAACGACTGTATTGTAACATCAAATTTAGTAGTATAATGCCTTGTAGTAGTGTATATTGTATAAGTGGGACTGTGACGTATGATGGAAATTATGGTATCGCCCCAACCACACATAATGGTTATGATTACTTTACTGGTGATACATTACCAACATATTATATTTTTTCATCGATTACATCTAACTCTTGGTGTTTATCAACCGTATTAGACGGTCCTTGTTTATTGTTTGGTAAATCACCTTGTTTAAGTTCTTGTCCAGATTTATGTGACGATTTTTTTGGTACCGGTCCTTGTCTTACACCAACCCCAACACCAACATCAGTTTGTGATATAGATTTTGATGCAATTTTTGATTGTGCGGTAACACCAACTCCAACACCAACACCAAGTGTTACACCAACAGTGACTCCAACACCAACACCAAGTCAGACAAACCCTTGTGGTGGTGTTAGTATGGTTGTTAGTGCAATATCAATATCACCAACACCTACACCAACATTAAGTTTAACACCGACTCCAACACCTGAGATTACAAGACCTTGTAATTTTACTGGTATTGTAAAATTTAACACTATTGATGATTTCTTGAGATGTGCAACATCAAAAAAATTCAGAGATTGTTCAAATGGATTTTTATTTCACACTAGTGGTGTTGTTTTGGACCCAATTGGTAATTTACCAACTGTCGGTGTTGTATATAGAACAAATATTAATGGTGATTCGGTTTGTGTTGTTTATGATGGTACTGTTGAAAATATAAGTGGTGCCGACGATGTAACTCTTTTAGAAACAATTGGTTCAGAATCAACCGGTTCTTGTTCTATTTGTGTACCAATTCCAAGTCAAACACCAACTCCAACACCAACAAACACACCAACTCCAACACCAACACCAAGTCCGCTAACTTGTTTTGAGTGTTTGGTAACAAATAACGATCCTTTTGGTGATTATACTTTTGACTATAAAAATTGTAGTGGTGAATTTCAAAGTGTTTTAATAAATGCTCAAGGTTCAGAAACAATTTGTTGTTCTGAAATACCTTCATCAACATCAACATTTACAGTAACCCAAATTGGTAATTGTTTATTATAAAAAAATATCGTCTAAAAAGACGATATTTCAAATTATCGGTTATTTAAACGATATTATTTCCAAATTTGATTTAATCTCATATAACCTAACACACAAGTGTAAGCATCAGTTTGATCAAAATTTTCCTTTTTTAATGTGTTATTTCTTGTGTAGTGCCAAGTAATTTGTGGTTCTCTTTTCGCAACTCTTTCCCAAATTAACATTTTTTTATCAACGTCTTTTGGTAGTCCACCAAATAAAACAAATTTTTTCTTATCATTTTCTTGTACTAAATCTGGCCAAGCTGATTTTCTCGCGTTATAGGTTGATATGAACTCTGGTACAATTCCTAAAATATTATAAATTTCTTTAAAAACAAAACTATTAAACCTTAATAATGTTTGTATTGTATAGACATTATTTGAATTTAATAGTGGTTCCTCAATAATAACTTTAACAATCCCAAGATTAACATATTGTTTTAGTTTTTCTGCAAAGATTTCAGATTTTAATAAAAGTTCTTTTAGTTTATCATCATCTTTAACCATTTTTGGTCTTGGTGAAATATGTGTTAGTTCTAATAGTTCTTCTTTTTGTATATCAAATAATGACCAACCAATTGTTTTTGTTGATATGTCTAATCCAAGGACCTTTGGTGTATTTTTAATAGTTTTTGTCATAAAAAATTAAGTTTAATTTAATATTAACATAAAAGAAAATAAAATGAATGTTAGAAGTCTAATTTAACAACAAACTGCTGAATACCTTGTCTTAAAACTGGTGATTGTAACTTTGACATAACCATAATATCTTTATTATCATCAAGTAATGCAATTTCAGTAATATAAGACTTATTTCCTTTAGTCCAAGTTGGATTTGATGTGTTTTGGAATTCAGTAAAATTCAAATTAACTTTATAGTTCATTTCATAAATTGTTGCCTGAATATCTGTTTCAATTCCTCCATAGAAATAGTACTCGTCACCAAAATTTAAATCAGGACTTGTATTACCAATTGGTGTTAAATTAATATAATTGTTTAAATTATATGATGGTGCATTATCATAAAGTTCTTTTGTAACAACAAATGTTGTTCCGGTAAGCGCTGCTTCAGTTATGTAACCATTTATTGTTTCACCACTTATTAAGTTTGTAAAATCAATTACTTTCCATTTTGATGAATCTGGTCTTTGTCCTGTTGTTACTTTCTGAACAAGAATTTCTAGGTTTGTCGCATAAAACCCATTTGGCACATCGCAAATAACTGGACATAAAGTTGTTGTTGTAGTTGTTGCATTTATTTTTAAAGGATAATAAACTGTTTCTTGTAAGTAAGGAATATCATTTGTTGACAACAATGTTGATTCATTACACCAAATTAAACCGTTACCATCTTCTGTTGATATAATATTTAAATTTTCAGTTAAAATAAAACAAGTTTCTGATGGTGGTAACGTAGTTGTTGTTGTTGTTGGGTTAAATGTTGTTGTTGTTGTAGTTGGTATTGGTCCAGGTTGTATTAAACATTTAAATTCTGGTCCAAATCTAACCGCAACATTTTTAGATGTATCTGGATTACAATCATTATTATTACCAGATATTTTAGAGTAGTAATTTGAATGTAGTGAATTTGTAAACTCACCTTTGTTTGTTAGTCTATATGTAACAAACATAGTCTCATTTGATCCGGTAAGTACACCATCTATCGTTGTTGTTGCCACACCACAAGTATTTGGTGTAATTAACGATATTTGTGGTGCAGTCAATGTCCAGTTTCTATTTGACTTATACGACATTGCTGCAATAATTTCTTCATCATCAATAATTATTAATTTACTATCAGGAAATACTTTACCAATTCTACTTGGTATTCCATTTGTATTTGCATGTGTGTCCCAAAGATGATAATATCTAATACCAGGTTGATTCATACCATCATTCTTTTTTGACTGAATATAATGTACATCAAACAGATTAAGTCCTTCAAAATTTGGTGGGTCAACCCAGAATGTTTCACCAAAACAACACTCAGGATTCTTATGCCACATTAACCAAGGTATGTGTAATTTAAAGTTTCTTGCTTGTCCAGTTGTGTCCTGTGGATTTGATGGATTATATGGTTGTAATGCAAATTTTTCACCATAGAAAAAATCAATAGTTTGATTTGTATAATGAATAATTGCAATTGCTTTTTGTTCTTCAGGTTTAACCTCAACTATTTCATCAAAAGAATTATAATAATAAACATAATTTGTATCAGTTTGTCCAGAACTTGAGTTATAACCAAAATATTCTTTTGTTCCAATATAATCAATTGATCCAAATTTATCATAACCTTCATATGTTGTTGGTCTTAGTCCAGCAGGATTTTCAGTCCAAGGAATATTCATATTCCAAACTTTAACATCAAATTGATCAATATCACAAACTGATTCAAAATTAATAACATCATCAGACCAATGTGGTCTTGGGGTAATACTATCATATAGTGTTGTCATATTTGGTGGATATACAATAGCTCTTGCATAACAATCAAATAATAAATTACTATAATTTGGCGTACTTCTATCTAATGTAATTTCATTTTCACAAACAGCAACAATTTTATATGTTAATATTGGATAACAAGAATACATATTCATTTCACATGTCGCGTCCGGTAATGGTGGACACGCTCTGCTTGGGGTTGGTGTTAAACAAGGTGTTGTAGATGGTGTCGGTGTTGGGGTTGGTGAAGCGCAAGGGTCAAAATTTGGTGTAACACTTGGTGTTGGTGTTGGGGTTGACGAAGGTAATGGTGTACTATCACAATCGTCCCAAACTAAGAAAACATCGTCTTCTGTTAACACAAACTCATCAAGTTCTGTCATTATAATACAAGTTTCAATAACTGGTAAAGTAGAGGATGGTGTTGGGGTTGGGGTTGGTTGTGGTGGGTAATTAGAACAATTACAATTTGATTGGCCTTTACCATCATAATAAATCGTAATAATATCACCAACCGATGGTTCATTTACATTGTAAATGTCACAAGCATCATATATTAATTTTATTTTATTTGTTCCAACTAATGTTGACATATCAACAATAAAATTTGCTGTTGTAACATACTTTTTATTTGTTAATACTTTCCAATCAACTGTTGTTGCGGTTGTAATACCCCCAAAAAAACCTCTTAATGGTGCACGGTTAAATACCGGTTCAACAACAGAGTCCATAAATGGAATACCGTAAGTATTTCCAGAATCTCCATCAACGTAATATGGATATTTTACACTTTGTCTATTTGATTGTGGAACACCAGATGAATTTTGGGTGTTGAATGGTGGTTCTAGAACAAAACTATTTGGTTGATTATATCCATTTGGTGTTTTATCATATGAAACTTCACTATCACCAACCTGGAAATATGATATTTTAAAATTACCTTGTGATAATTTTTGTCTTCCTGTGTCAGTAACTCTTGTATTTACTAAACCTGATGTATTTTTAAGTATATAGCTCATTTATAAATAAATATTCATATTACAATTTTATTATTATATTCTACTATTAACAACTCCAACTTCTGCCGTTTGTTGTACTAAATAATCACAACACTCACAACCGTTTATTGATACATTATTCAATGAAATTGAATAATTTCTTGCTACCGAATAACAAGTTGGTAATGGTAAAATTGGTGTTATTAAATTATCTATTGTACCATTTAATGTTGATGAAGTTGACATTGTGATATTACCCCAAGTTTTAGTTGTATTTGTTGTATAAAAACTACCACCATTACAAACATTAAAGGATGTTGAATTTGTAATAACTGGTGTTGAGGGTAATATTGGTCCGCCATTTAATAATACATTTAATCCGCCGTTATATGTTGCCGAAGTTGGGTTTGGTGCTACAGTAAATGTGCTCTGATAAACTAAATCAAAATTTATTGTTACTCCAGCAGGTAATGTTGGTGATATTGTAACATTAAATGTGTTACTAGTTCTATTTAGTGTTATTGTATATATTGTACTTGTGACTGTTGATGTTAAAGTAACTATTTGTGATTGTGTATTATTTACAGAATCTTTAACTTTTATTACATAGCTACCAGCCGACAAATTATTAAATATTGGGTTTGTTTGGTAAGATATTCCAGTATTTTTTGAATATTCATAAGGTGGTATTCCACCTATAGCTTGCACAACTATTGATCCGTTATTGGTACAAGTTGGTTCGTTTTTATTTACTGAAATAAATAATTGTGGTATTGATGAACAACTACCCTCAACAACATTTACTTCAGCATTAATACCAAGTACATTCCAACCAACTAGTGGTGGTGAAACTGGATTGGGATTATAAATAGTATAACTTGTTGTTCCAGAAACAAGCCATTCTTGTGTTGTTCCAGTATTCCAGTATATTAACTCATCACCACTACTTGATAACCAAGATGGTTTACCATTTAAAATACCATCATATATAAAATCAATTTGTATAACTTGTGGTAATTTACTATTATATATTTCTACAATCATACATAAATCCAAATATGAAGGTACTGGCGTTGTTGAAGTTGTGGTTGTGGTTGTCGATGGTGTTTCAGCTGTTAATACACAAGTTGACGTTAATAAGAAATCCCCATATGTATCTGTTACTGTTGCAGTGTATTCACCAACACCAAGATTTGATATTGTCGTTCCAACACTTCCATTGTTCCATAATATTTCATAAGGTGGTGTTCCACCAGTTATTACTAATGATACAACACCGTCAAATGTATTCGTAAAAGAGGGATCAATAGACTGACACTCAACACCCATTGGAAATATAGTAATTACATCACATTCATTAGTCGGTTCAACCGGTGTTGGTTGTACTGGGTTAAACGTTGTTGTTGTGGTTGTTACTGGAAAATATGTTGTGGTTGTAGTTGTTAGTGCGAGACAAATGCTATCCACACATCCACCAAGTAATGTTGTACTTGTAGGTAATCTAGTAGCACCATTAAAACTACTAATATCATTTGTACAAAAATTATAAATATTTCCAAAAGTAATTGGTATAAATTGTGTGATGTTATCACAATCAGTATATGATGCTAAACCAGTTACTTCAGCAGTAAATTCATAACAATTACAAGTAGAACTTCCCATATTAATAAATAATCATTTATTTGTTTTTTCAACAAATGATTTTATAACTTCAACATATTTTATTGTAGAACTTTTATTATCCACATAATCAAAATAATTATTATCTTCAATTATTTTTTGGATTGGGTCTACATTTATAAACTCACCCTTGTAAAATTTTGTCGTTTTTAAATCGTCAGTTACCCCAGCCATATGTAGTATTGGTTTTTTTTCGTATATATCAATACTATCTGTTGCCCAAGAAAAATCTAATTCTTTTGTTATTTTAGTTTTATAACCACTTAACCATAAATTCCAAAGTAATGACCACATTTCTGCTGTCCAAAATTGTATTTGTCCTGGATTTATTGGGAATCTTTTTTGGTAATTTAACATTTGTCTATATAATGGTGTTGAGTCTTCATATATTTTTTCCCACAATTTATAATTTGTATTTTTAATAATATATTGACCTCCACCGGAATTTTCTTGATTTTCTTTTATTTTTTCAACATTAATTCCAATAACATCGGCCATTTCTTTTAATAATTGACCTTTTTCAGATGTTGGGTGTTGTTTTTCATACCTATTACAACAATCGATAATGTATTTATAACCGATATAACCTATTGTGTCCGACAAATAACAAACATCATCATTTAATAGTTCTTCAAATTTTGGTAATGTTCTAAATATAATATCAGCATCGTGAAGGAAAAAACATTTACCATTTTCTGGAAATTCTTCTAACCATTTTGAAATTAAATACGGTTTTATACTTGGTATATAACTTTTAATTTTTCTTTCATCTTTATACGTATGTACATTAATTCCATAATTTTTTAACTCTATGGCACCTTCTGAAAGATTATTATTATTTATCGTTGAAAATATTGTATGGATTTTTTTTGGGTCAATTCCTTTTTCAATAAAGTTATGAATATATAGTTTTGTTTGCCAATGAAAATAAGGAACATCTGGATGTGCTGTAACAAATATAATATCATTCATATATTAAAATATATAAAACAAAATTCTTTATTAAACATTTGATTTATTTTAATTAACTACAATATACTAATTCTTGGTAATCGCAGTTTATACAGTTTGATAATCGTATAACGACAGATGGATATGTATGAAATATTGGTGGTAATGGAATTATGATTGTTGGTGGTATGTTTGTATTTACCGTTGAAACTAAAATACAATTATTACCATAAGCATCACAACAATAAACATCAAATGGTGTTGACATTCCAGTAAGACCGGTTAACTCTATTTCTGTCATATTATGCCGGTCCTCCGTCAGTTATTGTCCAGTTATTAGGACCAGATGTTAAAGTGTTTCTTGCAACAGACGCGGCACTTGGGAATGCACTATATTGTGAATTTCCACCACTAAATATAACATTTGGTTGTACTGTTTGTGCTGCCCAACCAATTAATAAGTTATTATAATTTGTAACAGATAGTTGTACGTTATCAAACATATTATTCATACTGGTTACACTTGTAATGTCCCAAGTTCCTAAATCTTGTTCAAACTGAACTGCATTACCAAACATACCATCCATTGACAATACATTTGATGTGTCCCAAACTGAAATATTCTGATTAAAAATATTACATCCATTAAACATATTATTCATATTTGTAACATTTGATGTGTCCCAAGAAACAATAGGTTGATTAAAGTTTTGACATAAACTAAACATACCTGACATATTAAACACACTTGATGTATTCCAATTATCAATAGATGAACTACCACCATTATTAAATAATACACAACCTTCAAACATACTTCTTGTTGTTATTACACTTGATAAATCCCAAGAACTAAGATTATCATTAAGACTAGTGCATTTACCAAATGTTCTATAAAAAGATTTAACACTTGATACATCCCATAAACTAACATTATTTATTGTTGTTAAAGATTGACAAAAATTAAATGAGTCTTGCATATTTTGAACACCGGTTAAATCAAACACATCAAGTGTTGCCGATAAATCTAAAGCTCTACAAGCAAAGAAATTACCACCTTCATTTCCAATTCTAAATTGACCCCAAGATATTACATTTAATATTCTACCAGCATTATTACCATCAGGACTTGGTAATGGACTAGGTTGTTGGAATGACCAACCTTCTATTGTTCCAATAATTTCAACAACATAATTCGTATTAGCGCTTGGGTAAACGTGTCTTCTTTGTGGACTATTCCAGGTATTAATAACATCAGATGTTCCGTCACCCCAATAAACTGTAAAATTATAATTACCACCTAAAACTAAAGGTAGTTCAATTTGACTATTAAAATATGAATTCCAAGTTGTTTTAAAATTATATACCGGTGTTGGTGACGTTGACGGTGTTGGTGTATTTGTTGGTGTAACTGTTGGTGTTGGTGTGTTAGTAGGAGTATTTGTTGGTGTAACTGTAGGAGTTGGTGTAACTGTTGGTGTAACCGTAGGTGTTGGTGTTGGTGGTAAACCACAATAAACGCAAGAAATATCGTAATCAATTAAAAGATTAATTGTAATTTTTGCATCAGATAATAAATTAACATTTTGTGGATTACAAGTTGATCCGGTTATAACACACGTATTAAAGATTTGTATTGTATTTTCACTATAATTAACAATAACATCACCAATACCATTAAATGTTTTTAGTGTGTTTACAACAGTATCAACCCAAAGAACGTCAGTTGGGAAATCGTTTATTCCTATTGATGAGTAAAAGTTAATCTGTTTTAATTCACCATCAACACTAACTTCCAATATAAATTCAGCAGAATTTACTTTACAGTTTGTATCATCAAATGTTAAATCATAAAATCCTTCATTATACATTTGTGAAATTCCTCTTTTTCCTATAATATCAGTTTTTTGGAATGGTGAAGAACATATGTTAAATGTTTGATAATTTGAGACTTTATTTGTTCCGTTAAGTGTTATTGATTTAGAATAAATACAACCATTATCATCTGTTATTTGTAGTGTATATGTGTCGGCTGACAATCCAACTAAATTTGGTCCGGTTTGACTTCCCACATTTGAACTCCAGTTATATGTAAATGGTGGTTCTCCATAATAAATTAATGTGTCAATTTCACCATCATTACCATTTACTGGTTGAGTAATTGAAAAATCAAAGAAAACCCCATTTGATGGTGAAATACTAAAGTTTTCTGTTTGTGTACAACCATTTGAGTCTGTAACAGTTGCAACATAATTACCAGAAGTCAAATTATTAAACGTTGTTTGTGGTGACGGTGGATATCCTGTTATTTGATAACTATATGGTAATGTACCACCAGAAGAAGCAACAAGTTGTACCGAACCATTACTTAAACCACAAGTTGTTCCGGTTGTTGATGTTGTTAATGTAAATAAAACAACATTAGTTATTGTAATTGATGTTGTATATGTACAAGTACCATCAGAAATCGTTAGTGTGTATGTATCTGATACTAAATTTGGGAATGTTTTTAAAACTGAATTTGTCGTATCAGAAGTTGTACCACCTAAAGAATCGGTTAGTGTATATGTGAAGGTACCGGATGGTACACCACTATTTAAAACAATACTTATAGAACCGTTATTATTATTACAAGTTGAATTTGTTGAATTTACAGAAACTATTGAGAATGAGTTTGGTGTTATAATACTAGTTGAGTTTACAAAACTACAAAGTCCAGAATCTTGTACAAATACTGTAAAATTACCAGAACATAAACCAGTAAATGTATATGATTGTGAAAATGTAACAATTGTTTGACCATTACTACCTGAATAATAATAAGGTGCGGTACCATTTGCAATTATAACTTCAATTTCACCATCACAATTAAAACAAGTTGGTGGTGTTGATATAAAAGAACCAAAAGTCACCGGTGTAACATCAAAAACTTGTGCTATTTGTGTTAATTGACAACCATTATTATCCGTTACCGTAACAGAATAATTTCCAGCTATTAAGTTTTCAATATATGATGTTGTTTCGCCATTTGACCAAATATAAGTAAATGGTGGATTACCGGTTAGACCGGTAACATAAATTTTACCACTACCGGATGTTGACACACAATTTGCATTATCAACAACGTAAAACCCAAAATTAATTGGTGTTGAGTTATAAACAATACAAGATTCGGATCTACCAGTACATCCACCACCATCATCTGCAATCACATAGTAAGTTTCTGGTGAAAGTCCATTAAATACGTAATCATTAGTAACACCAATAGCAGAATCAATTAAATTATCATTAATATCGTATAAATAAAAATCAATTGGTCCATAAACGTGTTCTGTTGTTGCAGTCAATGAACCATTTATATTTCCACAAGTTGTACCTGTTGTTTCTATTGAAACACAAGTTCCTGATGATATATATATTGGCCAAAGTAATGAATCTGGTGTTGGTATTGTTGAATCTATAATCTCAACAAAGTAACTACCGGCTGGTAAATTATTAACGTAATAATCAGTTGTTGCGGCAGATGTTGGTAATAAACCACTAGATGAAATTTCAGTAACTGTCCAAGTTGGTGCATCACCAGTGATACTAAAAAAAACTTCACCAATACCAAGATTAGAACAATCCCCAGTTATAGAATAATCAAATATGTTTATTGCCATTAATCGTTACAAAAAATATCAAAGTTTATTCCCACGTTAAATTCAAAAATATTATCTTCACTTAGTGGAATACAATTGCTGTTATATATAATTACAGTTTCATCTGTTTCATTAATTATAAAACTCAATCCATAAACTTGTAGTTCTGGATTAATATTATTTAAAGCGTTTATCCAATCATTCGATGTTGGGTAACTAATACCGTTTGCTGAATACCCATTACCATTAAAAAATGGGATACTTGTTAATAAACCACCATTTACTCTTAAATCAACATACCAGGTTGATTGAATTGAGTTTAAAATACAATCATTTGTTGGATCATATCCGTTATCATTTAAGTAAGTTGATATTACATTACTTAATACAACACCAAATGAATTAACAGTTGGGTTTGATCCCCAAGGGTATAAAGGGCATTCGACTGCTTGAATTGGGCAATCGTATGGGAATAGTTGACCAATTAAAGAACAAGGTTTACAAGGAACCGGAATAATTTGACAACCTGATTGTCTTCTCCAAACAAATTTTTGTCTATGGAATATTGAGTTTTCATACTTCACTCCGGTATTCCATATTGTTGTCGCTGGAACCATTTGTTCAATTAATCTTATCCAATAGTCGCCTAAACCATGAACATAATCAATCATTGTTTGATATGTGAAATTATCATTTGGTACATTAATTGCTTGTCCGGATTCTAAATATTTCCAATAAATTGATTGTAGCGTTGGGTACCCTCCTGTTTTACCATCAGTTATAAATTGTCTATTTCTAACATTTATCATATTTCTCCAAAAAGTTTGAGCAAACTCAAAAAATGTTTTTTCTTTTGGTTTTGGCACAATTTCTGTCCAATCTATACCACCTCTTTGTGGGTATGGTGTATTTGGATTTGGGTCACAATATGTTGGTATAACATAATTTAATCCTTCGTTTGGTATTGGGTAATTATATGTTCTAGACATAACCCAAACATCATAAACCAAACCTTGTGCTGGATTCATATGAATATCAACATTTTTAACATTTAATGTTAAATTATCTTCACCAACTTCATAGTATGCGTTAAAGTTACCATCAAAACTTTGTCTTAAAAATGGTTCTTCATCTGTCCAACTTTTTTTATTATCAATAACTTTTCTTAATTTAAATCCTAATGTCATATAAGGAAACTGTCTATATCTTTGTAGATATTGTTCCCCATAATTAAATGGTAGTAATGTTGTTTGGAAATTTGGGTTTGAACCAGTGAATACACTATTTGTGATATCAACTTTTTCAGGCATTCTATGTTGTGGTGTTGACTCAAACCAACCACCACCTATTTGATAATAGAAAGATTCGCTTTCTTGTGGCATGCTTGGGTAACCATATTCGTCAATGGGATAATCTTCAAGAACAACATTTGCGTTTTCACTGATTGTTGTTGTTGTAAATCCAGTATACTGGTTACCCATTATTGAAAATATGTCTGTTGTATCTAAAACTGGTAATTCTTGTACATATGTTCCACCAGAAATTTGAGCATATTGTGTTTCAAACTGATTTAAATTTATTTTTTGGTCAGCAACATAAATATATTCATTAAATTCAATTAACGATTCTGGTGCGCCAATTAACCTTAATAATATTTCAATAGATTTTCTTGTACCTTTTGATTTAAATAGATATGCCGCATTTAATATTAAATTTCTATAATATTGATAATTTAATTCTTCTGGTGTTTGACCAACACTAAGTCCACTAAAATTATTTGAACCAGTTGAAAATACGGAATCTAATAGTTGTGTTTCAGTTATTGGTGAAATATTTGTTTTCCACCCTAATGTTTGGGCTAAATTTTTTAATAATTGGGATGGTATATCATTTTTTACTACATAATTAACATTAGTCATATTTGGTAATGCTAAAATAAATTTCATACTTTCATCGAAACTTCTACCATATATTTGTAGAATTTTTTCCATTTTTTGATCATCGGTATCAAATTCTTTAAATGCACCAGTTGTTAAAAATCTAGAAATTAAATTTGTTCTGTAACCGTCAAGACCTTCTGCAAATTCATTTAATTGTGTTAGATATGAGTTAAAAGAAGGTGATGATATATCTAGATTCCAGGTACCGTTTTTTGGGAAAGTAACATTTTTATTTGTTAAATAATAGGATCCATCTTCATTTTGTTCAACACTAATAAATGTCGATGTATATTCAGGTGTTACATTTCTATTTAATAAAAATTGTTCTACTTGGTCAAAATTTTCATTAAAAACTTTGTTAACATAAAAATCAGTTGGTCGTATTATATAATATAAATAACTAATTTGTTGACCAGAAAATGGATTACCATCAACATACATTTTTAATGTTGTCGAATTTTCGTTTGTTGGTGTAAATGATGCAATATTGTATTTATTATCACCTAAAATCAAACAATATTTTTGATAATTTGTTGTGAAATTCCTTAATTCAGAAACTTTTAATTCTCTTAATTCTAAATTTCTTGTTGCATTTGTTGAGTATTCAATCTCGAACGGATTTTTTATGGCGCCGATTGGTATTTCAAAATAGGTTTCATTTTCAATAGGGTCGTAAGAAATATTAATTGCAGATTCAGTCCTAGTAAAATTAAATAAAAATGGTGTTACTTCTAATGCGGCCGGAAAGTAATTAATTATGTTTGTTATTGATGAAGATATTCTTTTAACAAGAGAACCATATAATGTAAAATTTGTTACTTGAGATAAGTCAAAATTAGGAAAAACTCTAAAGTTTTTAGCCTGGATTAATCTAGATTCTTCAACACTTTTAATATTCATTGAGTCTAAACTCATTGGGTCTGAAAAAACACCTATGTTGAAAGTTCTATTTTGTTTTTCTGTTATACTTTCTGTAAACTCAAAATTACCTTGTGTAAAACCTCCTCCGTCAACTAGTTGAAACCCAACTAAATTATCGGAAAAAGTACCAGAACCAGATGCTGATTGTGGTGGACAAGTATATTTTTTAATCGCCATTATCCTGTTATATTGTTAAATGCTTTACTAAAATCAATATTATTACCTCTATCTTGTCTTACTTCATATAATAGGTCGTTGAATTGGTCTCTAATTTCGTATAAATTGTATTGTTTGTAAATATTATTATCACTATCGTAAATTGTGTAAATACCATCATCAAGTGATTTTGTTTGATTACCATAAAGTGCAATAGCTAGAGTTGATATGTCTTGGTCAACAATTTCAATTTCAGTTGTTATTGGGTTAAAATACGTATTTGATATTATAATACTTTGATTTGGTTGTCCAATAAAAGGTGTTGCATTTGGTTTGTTTGTTGGTGATGAAGATGGTGATAAAGTACAAAATAACAAATTTGATGTACCTTCAACATATACATATCTTATAGATTTTTGTGATGTATTTGTTAAATTTTGTACAACTGGTTCACAATAAAAAGAAGATGTTATAATTCTGAAAAAATTTGGTATTTTTGTTCCATCTGAATTTAAATACTCAACTCTAAAACCAACCAAACCTTGATTAACAAATTTATTTCTAAATTGTGATGGTACGTTATTTAAATCAATAACAATACCTTTAACATTTGGTAAAGAAGATAAAACACCACAATCTGTTATTGTTGTTCTACTTTCTGCTGGTTTTATATATAATGTATAAATTCCTAATTTATTAAATTGGTCGGCTGGTAATTTAAGGTTGTATAAACCCCCTAAAATTTCAACATTAGCATTTCCACCGGTTTGTGAATTATGAAAATATGGTTTTAAAATTGACTTAGAGTCAAGTTTTGTTAATACAAAATTATCAGTTACATCACGACTTGGTGTGTAATTTAATATAATTTCAACGTCATCAGGACTAACGTCCGCGCTTCTTATTGTTCCGTAACTTCCAGTTGCCACAATTTATAATTTTCTTTGTTTATGTCCTTTTTTTATAAATACTTATGCTGTATCTTTTTTGACTTTGAAAAACTTATATCCATACTTTTCTAGGTCACCAACATTATCAACTTCACCTAATCTTTCTATATATTCTAAAACAGACTGTTTACCTCGTTCTATAAAAACATTGGTCTGTACTTCTGGTTGGTCAATGACATTTAACAAACCTTCATTTTTTGTAAGTGCTGATAGTATTAAATCATTTTGTGTAAATCCAGATGAATATGTTACATATAAGGTATAGTCCTCATAGTCAAAATAGTCAATGTTATTTATTGTATAAGCTGTATATGTGTCAGTTGGGTCTGGCCCCCAAACAGTTCCAATACAACCTGTCGTTCCAGTTACCTGGACACCAATTTTAAATTTACCACCAAGTAAATTAAATTTAGGTCCATATTGTGCTAAATCATTTATTGACGATTCCGTATATCCGGTTAATAAAAACGGAACGGTTGTATAATTTGAACTATAAAAATCTGATAAATTTGTGTTTGAGTCACCACTAAATATGTATTCGTAATTAATTGGTGTTGCACTCCAATTACCTCCATAGGGAATAAAATATGCAGTGCCATTTGGATTGTCTATTGTTGTTCCAGTGAAAGGTACCGTAACAGTTTTTTCTACAAGAGATATACCCCAAGGTGAATTAGCGGTCATTGTAATTTTATACTGCGAATTTGAAGATGGGTATGTGTGTGTTAATGGTGAAGTATTTGTTAATGTTATAGTTGGTGATCCGTCACCCCAATCAACAACATATGTTATTAATTCAAGAAATTTAACCATTTCTTGTTCTGATGTATTATAAAAAATATATGTATATGGGTTTACAGTATTTGCTGTAAAAAGAAAATTATTTATAACATCTTTTTGTAATACAGCACCATCAAAAACAGAATAATATCCAAAATCTGTTGCTGTTTGTGTAAATAAAATAGGTATTGTAAGTCCGGTTAAAATTGATGAACCATTTGTCCCACCAGACAAAATATCTCTCATATTTAAATACAACCCAGTTTCACCAATTATTGTATTTTCAGTTACTGCTGTAATAAAACAACATTCATCAATATCATAAAAAACTTCTGTACCGGCAGTATATTTTACTTTGGTTAAATCAGAAATAATATTTTCTGGTGATATTTTAAAATAATATTTTTGTTCTTCCATTATGGGTTAACATATTCATACCAAGTTATCGGTGTTAATTGATCACCAACTCTTGTATTTGTTGATGTTTTTAACACTTCATAAGTTTTTGTTGTGTAGTCTAAATTTACTTTATAATAAAAATATTCACTACCTAAAAAGTTAAACTTAGTTGGTGTGATATTTGGTTGTGGTGTATTTGTCATTACAGTAAAGGTTCCGGTTCTTCCGTTAAAAAATTTAGCCGACATATAAAATTCGGATAAATCAATAAAATCTCTTTCTCTTAACCAGTAAATAAAGAACCCTTCTTTATCACCAATAAAATCCAAATTAAATTTTGGTTTTCTAATATCAACCGGTGGTAATAAAGGTGAAACAGGTGTGGTTTCAAATTGTCCTTGCTGGACTGGTAAAATTATTGTAAAGTAATTTGTTTGTGTTTTATCTTCCGGAGTGTCATAAAAATCCAATTTGAAAAATGATTTTGTAAAAGGTTTTGTATAATAGTATATGTCTGTTGGTAAAAATCCTTCATTTTGATATGTAATATCCCAGTTACCGGAATTTACAGTTGTTGCCGTTATTGGTTGTGAGTTATCGTAAAAATAAAACTCATAATTTATTTCTGTTTGTTCATTTGGGAATGAGTTATGTTCAAATCTTGATATTTCAAAATCATTTGCAATACCAATAATTTCTTTAATCATTTCTTTTTGGTACTCCTCAATACTATCGTCTCTTCCAGTAAAGTCCCATTTAAACTCTACTGGAACATCAACATAATTTGTATTCTCAGAAAACAATATTTTTATTTTATTCACACTCATCTGTTGTTGGTTGTGTAATTTCTGTTATGTTCTGCACTCCAATACCTTCAGGGAATACTCTAAAAACTATATTTGTATATGGGTAGTGTTTC